ATATTAGACCGTGGTCAACACGATAAAACCGCAGTATGTAGTCGTTGCCAAAACAGTATTCCTCAAATGCGTTCATTTTCTTCTTTCAACAAATATTCACCACGGAAAGGCATTCCTGTTTCAGCAAACATACTAGCCTTTGTAGCGCGGAGTATTGGTTTAACTTCACATTCTTCTCTAAGCCAATCAGGTAGCTTGTCAGCACGGATGTCTTTAAATATACCAGTGTATTGACTCATATCTCTAGAATCATACCATTTGATTCTATCCCAGCCCATATCTGCATATACTCCTGGATACCGACGACTAAAGAATCCATTCTTGAATTGACATAAACAAGACTCAAGAGTAAATCTACCAATGTCGCTATAAGTTCCGTACTCTTTTGTAAATTCCTTCAAAAACTTATCAGCAGTGGATTCAAGCGTAGCACATATTTTCTCAAAGTCATAATACTTTCCGTCATGTGAATTAGGCTGACGTTTATCAAATATAAATTCGTCCATGCCTAGTAGAAAGAACATGCCGTTTCGATGAGAGCGCGAACCTGAGTAATCATTAAACATTAAGTCAGTACAATCTGCCCCAAAGCCATTGATAGCAACATACTCAAGGTATGAGAATGTAGACAACCGCCCAAAGCTTTTAATAGAGTTAGCAATCTCCCAATACTGAGGATAGGTTTTATTAGACCAGAGTTGAGCCTGAGTACCACCTGACTCCCTAAGTATTTCAGCATAAGAGTATAGACCTGAGATAGTATCTTTCTTTTGTTTATTCCTGTCACTATCAAAAGAAAGACGAGTCCATTGGTCATTAAATACCCTGTGAGCCTCTCGCCATTCAACATTGCTCTGAGGAATAGTCGGCATGAACTCCATAATCCGCATTGATGTGATTGGATTCTGAGTATGCCCATTGATTACAGCGAACCATAGAGCAGTTTCATCGTCCCAGTTTAGACGCTTTTTAAGTTCAGGCATATAACTATACACCATGCCAGGATGGCACTTGAACACAAGGTTTAGATTATATAGCGATTTAAAATACGCTAATCTATTCTCTTTGAGTCGGTAGTCCATTAGAAATTCTCCTTGTAAAATTTATCAATAACTTTTTCAAGTTCTTTAATTTTAAATTGACCACCTTCTCTATTGCGAACTAATCCAATATAAATCTTTTCTTTCTTTTGTTCAGAAGATATAAAGTATTTACCGATTAATACCCCCTCGCGTTTCAATTCTTCTTTCATTTGGGTATACCGATCATTGGCATCAAAGGTAACATAGCAGGTATAGGAATTGGTGTAGAAACAGGAGTCGGAGTTACCATAGGGGTTTGTATTGCAGACCCAATTGGTTGCCCATATTGGTTAGAATAAACGATTGTATTACCTGTTACTACCGCAGTCATAACTGGTTGCCCATATTGGTTGGTGTACTGCGCAATTTGAGCTTTACAAGCCGTAGAACCCGCTAAGTAGCCCACGCTGAATAGGATTATTAAGATTATAAGTTTCATATCAATCCTCTAGACGTTTTTCAAGTTCATGTACGATTTCATCTTGCTCAAAATCAAACTCAGTTTGAGCATCGTCATTAATATCCATATGCCCAGCGAAGGGTACAGGCTCAGTTTTTTCAGCTTTTACGCGGTCTTCTGTTGTAAAGGTGGTCATGTCAATTCCTTTGAGATGGGATGCGGTTTAGGATTGCTTCTGCTATTAATGCTTTAAAATCATCTGCTTTGCCATAAGTATCATTTTCTAGTTCATATGCAATCTTAGCGCATGCTTCTCGTTCCATCAAGACTGCGGTCTTACTTGCTTCAATTGCCATTGTCATAATCTCAGCTTGAGCCAGAGCTAAAGCATCATCAAACTCTTTTTGAGTAAATAGAGTAGCCTGTGTTCCCTTTGCAAAGAACTGTTTTTGAAAATCAGTCATCTCAGTCATTTTGCTAAATTCCTTTCTAGTATTACTGCAAGTTCAAGAGAAGTATCCTCTAAATTATGTTGAATTAAACTCTTAGCGTACATTGCTGCTTGACTCCAGCTTTCTAACCAGACAGAGTAAGGGTCAAGTAATAAATCTTCAGCGTCTGCACGTTTGAGTAGTTTGTTCCAATCGTTAAAAGCAATTTCACATTCAGTCATTTTTATTCTTTCTATAATCATTGATAAATTTTTCAACTTTACGAAACTTCTTTAAATAGTTCTGAAATCTATTAGGTATTGGAGTTGTTGCTTTAACCATGTAGAATTCATAAATATCTTGTTCTGGTATCATTAAAAGTGTCCCCATCTAAGATATAAAGTGGTAAATACCATAATTACAATGAACAGCCCCATTACTCCGCCCAATAAGAATTCTTTCATCTTGTACCTTTCGTCCAGAGACTCGGTATAATACGAAACTCTTCAATCCTATGCTGCTGAGGATGACGAACTGGTACATAATTTTTAAAATCTCTAAAGTTTACAGGATTTTTAGCAACTGGCTTAATCATATTATATTTCCTCTGTGTAAAAAGGTTCAACTATTTTCAGGCTCGGTGTTGAGCCTACAATCCAAAACAACGTACTGTCATCATAATCTAATTGATTAGTAGACTTTAGGAACCGCCATATTTTTGCTTCATAAGTGGGATGAAAATCAATCCCGTCAAAGTTCTCGCCATTGAATTTATCCGTGTATTTAGCATACTTAGTATCATGCAATGAATGATGTTTCCATTCAAATGGGAGGTTATCCACGTCAATACCCATGATTGCGGCACGCTCGCGTATCCATTCCCACTTGCTAGGACCAATACCTACAGTATAGAGCTTTTCTACATTCTTAGGATCTTGAGATAACCCAAGTAATACACTGCAAAGAGAGTTACAAGAACCTGCAGGCATTATGAGAGTTTTTACTTCAGCTGGAATATTCTTTGTTTGATTTGCACCAATCTGATGAAAGCCCAGAACGTCCTCAGGATGCTTTTTATGGTCGATGGTGATACCATAGTTGACCACAAGACTAGTTTCCTGCTCTAGACTGGTTACCATGCGTTGTAGCACTGGATTATATGGCGCATTGGCATACTCAAAGTGTGCACCGAACCCAGCAGCGATCCTAGGATTATCGTGGCTCATTACAGTGTGAGGTTTAGAGTATACCACAACGCGGGTTTTTAAACCCAGATGCGCACCTACAACAGCTGACATGCTAATCTGGGGAGATTGAACACTCGCTCCAGTTAGCACGTGGGTTTTACCCTTAGCGTTGCGAGTCATATACCAGATTAACTGACGGCATTTAGAACCATTCGGTCCTGCATAACCTAACGGAGCAAAATAATCGTCCCGCTTGAACCAGATACCTCTATGGTTCTCAACGTCCGTTAGGTTATAGAGGTAATCCTCCCACTTGACCACTTTACGATCAAGAGAGAGTTTATCGAAGATAGTTTTCATAGATATGTTTCAGCAATTTCCCAGAGTTTTTCATTGGCTCGAACCAATGGACTTGCCCCAATTATGCCTCGAGATGTCATATTGCGCCCAGTTTTTGTTTTGTAAGTGATTCCACCACGTACAAGGTTCTCCTGCACTCGGTTAAATACATTCCAAAGTTGAGGACCACCATCTTCATCTCTACGAGAGGTTAATAGGTTTCCTGGGTCAATATGTGCTCCGACAACCTGAAGAGCCATTTCACTTGCCTCGATAGCAAGGTTATAAACTTCTGTACCTGTTAATACCCGAGACATGAAGAGTTCAATACGACGAGCAGACTCCCGCGCTGAATTGATAACACGCATAGCCTCGGTAATTACCCTATCTTCTGTTATTTCAAGATGACGCAAACGAGCTGCATAAATATCATGGGACTTAACAACCAACCCATTACCACAAACAATGCGGAACAGAGCAGCATCTAAACGCAGTGAGGTAGAGCCATCGTGAGAGTTGACAACGAGGATCTCAGGTACAGAACCATTAATAGCGATTAGATTATCACGATGCCTCAAACGAATAAAATGTTCAACAGAGCGCGGGTCACGTACTCTAGGTTTGAGGGAATGAACTTGAGTAACAACGAAGTTATTCTCAGTCATAATATCAAGCACGTCAGATGTTTTAATCATCTGGTATTTAGCAGAAAGGTTATTACTTTGCAATGCATTGGATGCAGAGACTGGGAGTTCTAATTCTAAAGATGCATCTGAAGTTAAGATCATGATTATTTTCCTGTAAAGATTATGAACAAAAGCCAAGCGACAGTAGCGTAGATAATAATATCAGCTACAAAAAAGTATGGGAAATATGCGCGGTAATTGAATTTCATAATTATTCCTTTATTTGTTTATTAGATGTATAAGCTAATTCATTTAACTTATTTTGAAACTTCTTCAGGTGCTTCTTTGGTACTGTTTTAGTGATACCTAACTTGCGGTCTAGGCGCTTGAAAACACCCTTGAGGAGTTCTTCCTCCTCAGTGGTGAATATTGAGCCACGATTCATAATTATCTCCTAACGAGCGGTTACGCGGATTGCGATTGATGCTGAGGGCTTGTAGTATTGTTGCAACTGAGCAGTAGTGATACCCATATCAGCGACCATTTGTTTATAGTCGTAGGTAGAGCGTTGGCTGAGTGTTACAGTTGCTTTGTAGAGGGCACTCTCGTATGTTCCTTCACCAGCGTTCTTGAAAACATCTTTGAGTACATCTGCTTCCTGCTGTAGGTCAGCAATTTGAGCAAGCAAGATGCCGAGCTTATCAAGATCTTCCATTTGAGCATTCTGGCTCAAGGCTTGTGATACGAGGGTTGTCATGGTAGTGTGGTTCATTTTTATTTCCTTTATTAATCGTTTATTAAGTGAAGCTAAGTTAGACTATACCTGAGAATATTTTAAAAGGCAAGTGTTTTTAAAAATATATTTTTACCAGCCGTATCTGTCTGCACAGATTGGACCGATGCCACGTTCAACTGAGACTGGATCACTTAACGTGCGAGCACATACTGCGCATGATCCATATTTCTTCCCGTATGCGATTGCTGCACTGGCGGGATCACTAGCTACTGCAATAATGCGACCTTGAACCTCGTCAGTGCAATCCCGAGAGCCAAAGAACTTACCACGTAAAACTTTACCTAGGTATTGGTCACCTTCCTTAACGTATAACGCGCCTGCGTTCTGTCCTGAGGCAGGAGCAGGTGAAAAGGTAAATGTATCAAGACGCAACTTTGGACGTTGAATACCAGCAGACTGCGCTTTATTGAATGCGACCTCGATTGCTTCTACGGATACTGACGGAGCTAATGAGTCTTTCTCTGCCTTCTGCGCGGTGCGAGCCAACTCTTTAGCCACGCAATTTTGAACGGCAGCGAGTTGGCGTTCTGTTAGCGAGCCATACTTCTTGACTGAGTCATACATTGACCGTGCAAATTCAAAAGTGGCATGAGACTTCATCATCCAGTTGTACTCAGCTGGGAACTCTTTTTGAAAGTTATGTACGGCTGTGGCTTCTTTGCGCTCTTTAGATTGACTATAAGAGTTGCGATTCTTTTCACGCTCAGTTGCGCTGGTTTTGAATTCATGAAAACCAACACCCTTACAACTAAAGCATTGGCCAGTAAAGCTTCTGTTACTGGCGACCCAGATTCCTGTGCCAGCGCAATTTTTGCACTTTTCTTTGTAGAGGGTTACTGCTGAGTCAGACACTTTAGCGCTGACTGCAATTTCGTCTTCAGCTAGATCATATAGGCTTTGCATAATTATTTCCTTTATTGAATCGGTTATTGGGTGAAACTATACAATGAATTAAACCTCAAAAGCTTCATGAAGGCAACATTTATTTTTGAGTGAAAACCCTTAGTTAGAAAAAGTGAGTGATAATAGGGGTGTTCGGTGACTTGACCCATTTTAGTTCTACCCACTCCTCCTCGCAGAGTTGACCGAACATCATTTGGGACCTAGTCCCACGAGTGGGTAGACCTAAAATGTGTTGAGTATTTATAACTTAATGCGAGGTAATAACGTAAATGGCTAACAAATTCGGTTTCGATCTGAATGATTATAACCCAGAAGAAATAAACAAGAGCAAAGGCTTTACCTCTAGCTCTGTAGTCCCATATAAAATGAGAAATGCTAAGCGTTGGTTACTCTGGCGCTCAGAGAGGTATAGTGAACATGAACTTCATAGTACTCGTAAAGTTCCGTATTATGCTGACGGTACAGTTAGGCGCGGTACTCTTGATACCATTGAGGATTTAAGACGGCTAGAGACTTATGACGTAGCCGTTCAAATGCTAAGCAGAGGGAACTTCACTGGCTTGGGCTTTGCGCTGGGTCGGGATGGTGAAGGCTATTGGCAGGGCATTGACCTTGATGATATTTCACAGCATAAAAATGATTCCCTAGCAGATAAATTACCTAGTTATGTTGAGCTGAGTCCGAGTGGCGACGGAGTACATGCCATTGGGTATGGTGAATACTTCCGCGGTAAGAATCGCAGTTCTGAAAAAGGTTGGGAATATTACTCCCGTGCTAAGTACTTTACTTTTACAGGAAACAAGTTTAAGAATGATGCTGAGATTGTTGACCTTAAACCTTTCATCAAAGAATATATTGATAGAGATATATCAGATGATAGAACAGAAAACAAAGCCTCATTAACCCATTTAATACTCAGTGAAAGTCAAATAGACGATATTGAACGCGCACTCAAGTATATTGACCCAGATTGTTCTTATGATACATGGCTTCATATAGGTTTTAGCCTCGCTAGAGTGCCTGACGGATTTAGGTTATTTTCTGAATGGTCTAAGCGGTCAGCAGGTAAGTTATGTAAAGTAGCCTCTGATGCTGATCTTGCAGATCAATGGAATGATATTCATGCTAACTCGAGAGGTGAGATTAGCCTTGGAACTTTATATCATCATGCTTCAAACAATCCTAAATTTATTGCTACCGAAGTAAGCACAACAGTAAAAGAACTCAGCGCGGTTAGCAATGATCCCTTAATCATTGACATCCAGCAGTGGATTGGTAAGATGATTGCGCCAGATTGGGTTGTTGATAACTTTATTGGAGAAGGTGTGCGGAGTATTGCAGGTTCTCAAGGTAAAGGTAAAACGTCAATCATTGCTCCCTTATGCGCTAACGTGGCGCACCTTGTTACTCCTAACTTCTTGACACCACGGCATAGGCGCGTTGTGTTCTACTTTACTGAGGATACGAATCAAGTAAATAAGATGGTCATGGGAATGAAGATTCATCAAAGCAGGGAGTTCAGCAGTTCAGAAGAAAAAGAAGCTGAATGGCGTAAGTACTTTCAAATCAAACTCACGCAGAGGTATAAACCAAATCAAATAAAGAAGTTAGCCGAGGTAGTAAAAGACTATAACACTGAGCAAGACGGAAAGAGCATACCTGCCCTGGTAGTATTTGACACTCAAGCTGCTAGTCTAGACGTAGAAGATGAGAATAATAATGCGGAACTCTCAAAGTTTATTAGTGAGATTAAGTTGCACTTCTGGGAGGCTTATCGTATTCCCGTATTGATTGTGACGCACATAACGAAGTCATCCGCTGATTTAGATAATTATAAAGACCTAACGTCACGTGGAGCTGGTTCGGTAGCTGGAGATTGCCACGGAACAATGGGGATTGTACATCCTCAAGGTATGACAGGAAGACTACTCGGCAATGGTAAAGACCGCGACGGTGCAATCATTCAAGAGGTAAGAGTTGAAATCAAAAGACACGTTATTGAAGGTTTAACTCCTTACGGAGAGCCTATTGATATTGATTACTTTACTACCGAATACTTTGAGTCCAACCCTGATGATAGAGCTGAAGCAAAAGCAGAAGTAGCCACTAATGAGTTCATAGAGAGGGTTTACCGAGCTGTTCATCTTTTGAATGAAGAGAATCATATTGTAACTCTTGAATTACTCTCTAGACAGAAGCTGGGTGGGGCGCGGGATAGAGTTAAACAGGTTCTGGCTGACCTTGAAAGAATGGGTAGAATCTTTTCAACTAATCCTAAGGATCTTTCAAAAGATCAACGGACTGAACTGGGACTCGGTAATAATTCAGGTCTTTACTATAAAGTAATGGGGACTTACCTTGGTTAATTCAAACCGTTTCTGTTCAGGCGGTTTGAGAAGTGATATAGACTATGGTCTGGAGTGTCAAACCGTTTATAAAATTTCAAACCGTTTTAAGCGGGGCGGTTTGGCGCAATTCAAACCGCCTGATCTATTAGTGGGGGGACTCTGTACCCCTAATAGTCATTGGTGGTTTCAAACCGTTTATTGTATTCTCTTTAGAGGGAAACGGTTTGAAATAAACGGTTTGAAAAATGAGGCTTTTCAATATGAGAAAAATAAGCGATAATTATATTAAACAATCTTCTAGGACTCGTGATGACTTCTGACACAAAGAAGCCCAGTGGTGGGCAAATAGGTAATACAAATCAGCAGGTGCGCGGAGCGTTTGCTGCAATGCTAAGACGCAAGGTAACACAAAATCCAAAGAAGCTTGAGGCGATTGTGGATAACCTGCTTACGCTGGCTGAGGCTGGTGAGTCATGGGCGGTACGGGAATTGAGCGACCGACTAGACGGGAAGGCTATTGCTGCTGTTGAAATGAGCGGACCAGACGGCAACCCAATCGAGGTAGAACAAGCAGGTACATTTGCAAAAGAGCTGATGGCGGTGCTGTTGTCAAAACGTCAAAAGGAGTCGGGAAATTGAGCGAGCAGTTCAAACCGATGACTGCCCCTGACCCACACTGGGACGAAGACGTCAAAGCAATGGAGCGTGGATTGCAGTTTTTTGCTGAACTCAAAAAGGAACGCGCAGTGCAAAAGCCCATGAACGCTTCTGAGATTGCTGGGTTATTTAACGTTAAGGCATCTACTCTTGATTCCAATGCAAATATCTTTAAGCTAATTGACGCAGTGCGGTTAGTAGAACAATTCCACGGGATTAAGTAATGCCCACTGCTCTTGATAAAATCGTAGAGGATAAACTAAAGAACGCGCCAGACTTAAACTGCTTACCCGCTCCAATGCGAGCAGCGATTAAGGCAAGACTCACATGGCTATCAATTGCAAATGCTCATCAGATTAAGCCTGCTGGGGATTGGTGGTCAATCTGGTTACTGCTCGCTGGGCGCGGTGCAGGGAAAACGAGAACGGCATCAGAGGAGATCTGGTGGGAGGCATGGACTGAGCCTGAGACAAGATGGCTCGTATCCGCGCCCACCAGTGCAGACGTGCGAGACACCTGCTTTGAGGGTGAGTCTGGAATACTGAACGTCATACCGCAGGAGATCATCGCTCCCAACGGATATAAATCATCACTCAATGAATTGACGCTAATCAACGGATCAATCATCAAAGGTATTCCCGCCAGTGAGCCAGGACGCTTCCGTGGTCCGCAGTTTCATGGTGGCTGGTTAGATGAACTCGCAGCATGGGATTACCTTGATGAGTCATGGGATATGATTCAGTTCGGGATGCGCCTTGGGCAACGTCCAATCCTCATCTGCACGACTACTCCAAAGCCCAAGCCACTCATTGTTGACCTAGTAAACCGAGACGGAGATGACGTTGCGTACGTTACGGCATCAACCTATGATAACATTGATAACCTCGCTCCGACGTTCAAGAAGCAGATCCTCCAATACGAGGGTACAAACATCGGTCGTCAAGAGTTATATGCCGAGCTGATTGACCCTGAGGAGTCAGGCATCATCAAGCGAGACTGGTTCAAGCTCTGGCCAGCTAGTAAGCCCCTGCCTCAGTTTCAATACGTCATTCAATCGTACGACTGCGCCACAAGCGACAAAACCGCGAACGACCCGACTGCCTGCGTAGTATTAGGAATCTTTAAACCTAGCCCAGACAAGCCAATGTCCGCGATGGTTATCGACTGCTGGACCGAACACATGCAGTATCCCGAGCTGAGACCGAGGGTCGTTGAGGAGTATGCCTCAATCTATGGCGATGACGACGAATGGGGCAACGGCAAAAAGGTAGACATGGTTCTGATTGAGGATAAGTCCGCAGGCATCTCATTGATTCAGGACTTACAGCGTGCAGGTCTACCAATCCGTCCGTACAATCCTGGCATGGCGGATAAGACCCAACGCTTAAACATCGTCAGTCCAATCATCGCAAAGGGTCTGGTATATCTACCCGAGTCCACGGAGAAGAAGGGACATCCGAGGAGTTGGTGTGGTCCATTCCTCAATCAACTTTGTGCATTCCCTGAGGTTCGGCATGATGACCTTGTTGACGCTACCAGTCAAGCTTTGAGGTATTTGAGGGATTCTGGTTGGCTCGTCACAGATTTCATTTATAATGACGAGGATAAATACGTTGATGAAACCAAACCACGCAGGGTAAATCCATATGCCGCTTAACGAGTGGGACGATAACAGCATTCCCTTACCTGAGTCGCAGGACTTGATGCGTTATGAATTAGCTCGTAAAGGTTCAATGCCTTTGCAATCAAATGGATCCGATGTACCGTTGTTACCATCCGAGGCAGCAGGTCAGTATGTACCAGTCCCAATCGAGAAACCCCAGCCGTATTCCACAGCGACAAATATCTATCAAGCAGCAGCCGATAGGTTAGGCTTGACTGCAGTGCCACAGGCTCTCATGGCAGCTATGAGTAGCTTCCCCTCTGAGGTAGCGAAGGGCATCGGTCAACCTGAGGCAAGTGCTGTCCTACAGTATCAACCGACTTCCCGCTCTGCCAATCAAATGCTTCAAGCGTATGATCAATTTCATCCCCTAGGTAGTAATATGGGAGTTGGTCCTCTGCCTGAGACATGGCAACTGCCCGCCTCACTCACAGCTAATGACCTGAGAGTAGTCGCTAAGCAGAACCTAGAACGAATTAGAGAAGCTGCACGGATTAAAGAAGATTTTCAAAATGCTCAATCAGGTATACGTCGTGAGAGCAACCTCGGAGGTAACACCTACGGAGCGAACATTCAAAGTGCAGCCGAAGGAGTGGGCGACGTACTAGCGAGTCGGCAAGCTGCAGGTAAATCAGCAATCCCAGGAATACCAGACATAATCCCCGAGACCAATATGTACGCTGTGCGTCCAGTGGGTCAGGGTCAATACATTGAGCCGACAGACCTGCCTAATGGAACTTCAGCACTCGGTAAGGTTTACGGAAACCTCGCTAATGAGATGGCTTATGGTCTTAAATTTGAGCCTGATGCCGAATCTAGATTTCAAGATTACTATAATCACTTTTTGATGACCACTCCTGAACTTGAGCAGGCATGGCAGGACTTTGCTTCTAATAAAATCTCCGAGATGTATCCCGATGCGCCAGATGCACCCGCTGCTCGTAGTGCATTTAACATGGCATTCCCAGGAGAAGTGGGCAGTGCTGAGCGATTGAAAATGATAGAAGAATTCAGAAGCTCTCCCGAGGCAATCGAGGCTGTTCAAAAAAGAGCGGATTACCGTCAAGCCCTACATGATGAACTCTACCTACTCAAAAATGCACCACGTAAAGGATTGACAGAGTCAGAACGTGAGGTAAAGAATGAAGAAGTTGAAAAGGTAGAAAAGTTACTCTCTAAAACAAAAAGTGCCCACCTACCCACTCAAGCTGAAATAGATGAACGCATCAAGGCGATTCATCAATACCTCGGTAAAGAATTTAAGACTGACCTTACAAAGTGGGTTGGTACGGGACAAGGTCCAATGATGGAACTCGCTAAGCGAGGTATCACTCACCTGCCAGCTAGTGAGATATTGGGTCTTAGGGTTAATGACTCTACAAGTGCTGCCTCACAAATATTAAGAGAACGAAGAACCGAAGCAGGTATGCCGAGTGAAGGATTAGCGGGACAACTCCTCAATACAAAAAACGCTGAGATTAAAACCGCTACCGATGCATTCAATAAGCTCAACAGCCGTAAGAACCAGTTGGCTATGCAGAGCCAAGCGGAACTCCCTGACACTGACCCCACTGCTAACCCAATCCTCGGTGCTGAATACAAAGAGTTGACTAACCAGATTGACAATGCTTTTCGTGCAAAGTCTAAGTTAGAAAAAGAAGCTGAGAACCTCAAAGTAGCTCAGGCATATGAGGCATTAAATGATTTAGCATATCAACCAACCACTGCTGGACGTATGCGTAATATGCCATATGGTCAACAACAGTTCTACCCTAATCTATTTAACAAAAAAGAGGGAGAGTTTATTACTCCCAATGAAGCACCAATGTTCAATATAGAAGGCGAGCCAATTAGAGACCTCGGGTATTCACAATCTGCAAAAGCTTATACCCACGCAATCATGAATGGTGAGATTCCGTTAGACCCAAAAACTGGTAAACCTTCAGTCAAATTAGATAAGTTCATTGAAGAACATACCGCACCGCGTATACGTCAAGAAGAACGCGAGCGCATAGCTGAACGTGATAAACTCGGTAACCTCAATAAGTACATGAAGCAGGTAGTAGATCAACTCCCAGCTGAATCTACATTCGGGAATACAAAGGCTCTTGAAATTACAGACGTAATGCCATGGGAAGATATCCGTCGTCATGTGAGCCTCGCTGGTCTTGTATTTGACCATTGCATTGCACAAAGCAACGCACCCCATCCAGGAATCAATCCATTCACAGGTCAAAAGTATACACACTCGTACCCTGTTGACCCTGTGACTGGTAAAGCTCGTCTGAATCCAGGAGAAGATGAGTCAGTTAACCATGCTAGCTCATACATGACGGGTACACGAGCAGGTGAAAAGCGTATTACAGTACTCATGGATAAAGAGTCGGGAATGCCCGTCGGTGCAATTGAGTTTAGAGATCAAAGAGACGGCAAATTTAACCTCGGATATATGCAGGCTCATAAAACCGACTCAATTAGCAGACCATATAGAGAAGCATTTAAGGATTACCTAAATGCGCGCTCAGATATTATCCGCGGAGCTGGCAATGACCTTTCTAAGCATGACATAATTGATACCTCGGTAGCTGGTTGGGAGTCTAAAGCATCTCAAACCTTAGGTATCCCGAAAGCTGATATAGTTCAATTAAACCTACCGCGCTTTGTTTCTAAAGAAGATATCAAAAATGCAGCTCCCGCGCCCAGTGCTACCCTTGCTAATGTTGACACTCATGCTAGCCTAATTGCTAGAAAGAATCAGTTAGTAGATCATATTGAAGAATACAGACATGACCTACGTGATGCCCAACGGGATGACCCAACGGATCATGAAGAACATGAACGCATTCAAGGAATGATGGATGAGGCTCGCAATCAGATTGCAGACGTTAATTCTCGCTTAGAGAATATATCCAATAATGTACGTAATGCTCCAGCTATGCCAATTGACAGATATAATCGAGATCGCATACCTACTCCAAGGGATATAGCTGATGCATATCTTGATGCTCAATATACACGTAGAATTAATGGAGACTTAGCACCAAACAATCCTCCACCTGAAGGTCATAAAAAAGGTGGCATCATTCGCATGAACCAAGGTGGTACTCCCAATCCAGAAGATACCTACGGTACATTCTCTTACACTCCAGACTATTATGCTGAAGTTGCGGATAATATAAGCCCTGAAGGTCGCAGTGGGGGTTATAATGATGCAGCGCGTCATGTTCTTGCAGCTGCTGATTTGACTCGTAGAATTGAAAGTGTACCGTTAATTGGTAAATACATTGCTGACCCTATAGTGAATGCTGCTGGGCATGTACATGAATATGCCAATTATTTAGAGAATATTGGTGGTAAAAAGCCTCAAACCATCGAGGACATGCAACAAGATCTATATAATAATGCAGTAGGTAGGAAGTTAGGTGCAGGCTCTAAAAGTTTTCAAGAAATCATAGACAGAACTCCAGCCGTGCTAGACGTAGCCCCTTACCGAAAAGAAGAAGGTAAAGTATTTGTGCGTAATCCAAATGAAGTAAAAACACCCTATAAACCATTTGGTGCATTTAATGAGGGTGGTTCGGTTAATACTGATGACATGCGTTACGAATTATTAAGGAAGAACTAATGGCCACTCAAATGCCGATACCGCAAGACTATAACCGCCATATTGATGGTGTAGAAGACGATACTGATGATGAATCCATCTATGAAATATTAGATGAAGAATCAGATGTAGAAGAATTGCCAGATGGTTCGGCTATCGTTCGTTTAGAAGACTTAAAAGGACCAGAAGACAATCCAGACTTCTATGAGAACCTTGCAGATTCAAGTATTGATAGCTGGGAATTAGATAAAATTGCTATAAAGTATCTCGACTTAATCGAGAAAGATAAAGAAGCTCGAGAAGATCGCGATAAACAATACGAAGATGGTTTACGTAGAACAGGCTTGGGGCAAGATGCTCCTGGCGGTGCTCAATTCGCTGGAGCCTCAAAGGTAGTGCATCCAGTAATGGCAGAAGCCTGTGTAGACTTTGCAGCGCGAGCAATCAAAGAGTTATTCCCAGCTGAAGGACCAGTAAGAACTAAGATCATTGGCGAGGCTACAGAGGAAAAAACTGCTCGGGCAGAGCGTAAACGTGATTATATGAATTGGCAGTTGACCGAGCAGATTGAAGAGTATAGAGATGAAGAAGAGCAAATGCTCACTCAACTCCCACTCGGTGGCTCACAGTATATGAAGATGTGGTACGATGAACGAAAGAAACGTCCATGTGCGGAGTTTGTCCCGATTGATAATATCTACCTACCCTTCGCTGCTGGTAACTTCTATACCGCTGCACGAGTTACTGAGGTGCAAGACATAACTCAAGAAGAATTTGACATTCGTGTCAATTCAGGGCTTTATGCAGACTTAGAAGTATACCGTGCTAGTCAAGAGCCTGATGAGTCAAAAGCTGAAAAGGCGAATAACAAGATTGAAGGTCGCAGTTCACAAGCTGACAATATTGATGGTATCCGCAGAGTATTTCATATCTTTACATGGTTAGAATTAGAAGATGATAACCTAAGTAAAACAGAGCGTGCACCTTACATTCTAATGATTGATGAGAATGAACGCTCAGTCGTAGGTTTATACAGAAACTGGGAGGATGGTGATGACACCTTCACTAAGTTGGACTGGCTTATTGAGTTTAAATTCATACCTTGGCGTGGCGCTTATGCTATTGGCTTACCTCATCTTATTGGTGGGCTTAGTGCTGCTCTTACTGGTGCATTACGTGCTTTATTGGACTCCGCCCACATCAACACCGCGCCCACAATGCTCAAGCTTAAAGGGGCTAAAATCAGTGGGCAATCGACTGTTATTGAGCCTACGCAAGTTTCTGAGATTGAAGGAGCGCCAGGAGTAGACGATATTCGTAAGATTGCTATGGCTGTGCCTTTCAATCAACCGAGTCCTGTCTTATTTCAACTTTTAGGATGGTTAACTGCAGCTGCAAAAGGAGTGGTAACCACTGCAGAAGAGAAGATTGCTGACGCAAGTAATAATATGCCTGTCGGAACTGCTCAAGCTCTAATTGAGCAAGGCTCAGTAGTGTTCTCATCAATCCATTCGCGATTACATGACTCACAACGCAGAGTATTCAAGGTTTTAACCCGCTTAAATCGCTGGTATCTTGATGAACAGCGTAAAACTGAGATTGTTGCAGATTTAGAAATCACTCAAGAGGACTTTACTTATAATTCTGACGTTATTCCTGTCTCTGACCCACATATTTTTGCTGAAAGTCAGCGTTATGCCCAGATTCAAACCCTCGCAGCGCGTGCACAGGCTAATCCAGACCTATATAACCGCATAGAAGTTGAAAAGCGCATTCTCAAGCAGATCAAAATACCTGATATTAATGGAATTCTGCCCGATCCGCATGAAGTTGAGAATATGAACCCAGCTTTAGAGAATGTATCAATGACCCTCGGCAGACCAGTAGGTGCATTCCCGAATCAGGATCACCTCGCTCACTTCTTGACCCATTTGTCTTATGCAAAAGATCCAATTTTTGGGGCTAACCCAATTGTGGCTCCTCAATTTGTGCCTGCTTGCCTTGAGCATTTAAAGCAACATTTAACTTTATGGTATTTGAATCAGGTAGACGGATATGCTAGTGTGGCACTTGGTAAACCCTTCAATGCTCTAAAAGTACAAGAGGTTATTCAAGAGGCTCAAAAACTATTGGCTGTAGCCACGCAGCACGTTCATCAAGACTCTGCTCAAAACTTATCCGAAGTAGGTCAAGGTATTCAGCAGATGATGCAATTGATGAAGACTCTACAACAGCAACAGCCTCTACCACCTACTGACCCTAATATCATAGCTCAGGTTAATGCCCTCACACAAACTGCTATGGCTGAGACTACACGCAAACAGGCTGTGGATTCTGCTGAACTTCAATTGAAAGCGCAGAAACAGAATCAAGATGCGCAAGAGAAAGAGGCTCAAATTGTGAGTCAGCAACAGATCGAAGCTGCAAAATTGACACATGCCGTAAATGTTATGACGATTGAAAAACAATTTGAAGCAAAGCAGGCAGAAGTTCAGCATCAACAGGCGATGCAGCAAGCAGCGCAGCAACATGTTCAAAATACGCAACAATCCGCTCAAGAAGCCGAGCAATCAGCAATGCAACAGCAATTAGCAGCGCAAACAGAAGCACAACAATCTACAGCAGCACAACCTACTCAAGGAGAATTAAATGTCTGAAGCAATTAGCGCACATAAAAAGATGGCAATGGGAATCACAGAAGGTAATGTGATGAAAAAAGGCGGTAAAGTAAAGAAATATGCAAATGGTGGGGCTGTTGCTGAAAGCAAAGCAGCTAATCTGCCAGCTAAAGGTTCACCACTTAAAGCTGATTTTAATGCGGGTAAAATTAAAGTTGCCACCATGAAAAAAGGTGGTGCAGCTCGTGGTCGTTGATTTAATTGGTAAGCTAAAGAATAGGCGACTTGAAATCGCCCTTTCTCTTGCTGAAGGTGGGGCTATTAATATGGAAAGCTACCATCGCCTTGTAGGAATCAATTTAGGGCTTGCAGAAGCTCTTGATATGATTGACGAATTACTGAAAGAGCAAGACAAAGATTTGTAGTAAAACCGCTCTGTATAGAGCTTTTAAAAGGAGAGTCGCATGACTTTTGATGTAGAACAAACGCTGCAAGAAGCATTTCCTGCAGTTGATCCAATGATCACACCCTTTGGTGCTCGCGTACTAGTTCAGCTACGTGCCGTCAAAGAAAAAGTATCCAGCGCGGGTATATTACTCCCGTCTGAAACCAAAGAAACTGAAAAATGGAATACCCAAATCGGCAAAGTTCTAGCCGTTGGTCCTATTGCATTTAAACAGCGAGATACTAGTGAACCATGGCCAGAAGGCGCATGGGCTGAAGTCGGTGACTTCGTCCGTGTAGTTAAATGGGGTGGTGACCGATGGGAGGTCGACTATGTTGATGAAAATGGTTTGAATGGTAAGGCTCTATTTACCTTCTTTAACGACCATGAGTTAATCGGCAAAGTTACAGGGGATCCTCGTGCAATTAAAGCGTTCATTTAAGTTTTGAAAGGAAAACTAGCATGAATCCAACAGATAAAATGGAAACACAATTAGCAGTAGAAGAGTTACAAGATGGCGGTGCAGCAGTACAACTGCCAGATGGTGCATCAAATCCACAATCAACTGCAGAAGAGCATGATGATAATGACTTAGATGCAGGTGGAGATGATAACGATGAAGACCGCGAAAAGATTCGAGAGGCTAGACGTGAAGAACGTCGCTTGAAAAAGCAAATTCATCGTGAAAAAGTTAAAGAATCAAGTTCTCTTATAAATGCCCTAAAAAGACAGAACTCTGAACTATCTAACCGCTTAGCAGTTGTAGAGCGTAAAAGTTCAGGTGCTGAATTAGCTAGAGTTGATAAAGCAATTGAGGATGCTGGTGTTCAAGTTGAATATGCTAAGATGAAGCTATCCGAGGCAGTAGCTCAACAAGATGGGCAGGGAGTCACCCGCGCTCAGGAACTCTGGTATGAATCTAAGCGTAAACTTGAATCTCTTGAGAGCGTTAAGCATAATGCAACTCGCCAAATCAACCAACCACAACAGCAAAACATTCAAGTACCAGATCCTATGGTGCAAAAAATGGCTGCTGATTGGATGGAAGATAATCCATGGTATGACCCACGCGGTGGTAATGAAGAATCTGAAATTGCTCAAATTGTTGACAAAAAACTTACAGCTGAGGGTTACGACCCAACTTCTGAAGATTATTGGGACGAACTAAGCGACCGCCTAAGCAAGTATATACCTAAACAAAGCCCTAGCGGTTCTAAACCCCAACAGAGACCAAGATCAGTTATGACCAGTTCAGGTAGAGATACTACAGCTACTACTAAGTCCAATGAATTCAGGATTAGTCCAGAGCGTGTGGCAGCAATGAAAGAAGCGGGTGCTTGGGAAAATCCTGAGTTACGTAAAAAGATGACACAGCGGTTCATAGATTATGACCGCGCAAATAAGAATAGAGGTTAATCATGAGTGATGATCGTTTGAAGAAAAATACTACCGCAGGTCGTGAAACTAGAGCCTCTCAGGATGTAAGTCGTGAGCCACCTGAGTCTAAAATGGTTTCATCTGATGAACGTCGTCGGATGTTTCGGTCAGAGTGGCAACAAGAAGCTTTACCAACAGTGCCTGAAATTCCTGGATTTCACCCTTGCTGGCTTTCAACTACAAATCAGTATGACCCTATTCATAAGCGTTTACGTATGGGCTATACCCCTGTAGTTGCGGAGGATGTTCCTGGCTTTGAACATTTGAAAGTAAAGTCTGGAGAAATGGAAGGATTTATCTCAGTTAATGAGATGGTTCTTTATAAAATTCCTAATGATATTTATCAGGAAATCATGCAAGAAATGCATCATGATGCTCCGATGGATGAACAAACCAAGATCAAACTTCAACAAGAACAGCTCTTAAGCGCTAAAGATAATAGCGGCAAACGTCTTGGTAATGTTGAAGGTGATGGTATGGAATTTGACATGAGTAAAAAAGCCCCCGTATTTGAATAAAAGAGGCTATAATTGGTTGCATAATAAGCGCTAGAAGTTTAGCGCTTAGTTCTAAAGAATTCGCAGTACTTAAAATCGCGATAATGTGATTTTGCTAAATCGGCTTTGAACAAAGCTAAAAACCAAAATCTATTAACCATTTTAAGGAGCAATCTATGTCAGCTACTAACGCTCCATTTGGTTTGCGCCCTGCATTCTTTCCAACAGGTTTGGAACGTGCTCAGGCTCTAACAAATGGTATCCCGTCTGGCTATGCGACCAATATTTTAAAAGGTCAGCCAGTCTCGTATTCCGCGAACAGTGGTCAGATCATTCCCGTCGCTACGACTGAAGCCTTTTCAGGCTCATTTCAAGGTGTCGAGTTTACTGATACAACTGGTCGTCGTCGTGTTTCTAATTACTGGCCAGCTAGTACTACAGGCACAAATATCATCGCTTATTTTTATAATGATCAACAAATCGTTTATGAAATTCAAGCTGATGGCGCTGTCGCACAAACTGCTATCGGTAACGAAGCAAACTTCACTAATCTAACGGCTGGTTCAACAACCACTGGTTTGTCCCAATGCACTATGTCTGCTTCTTTAGTAGGCTCTAGTACACAAGGTCAAATGCGTATTGTTGATATCGCACCGAACGTTGACAATAACTGGGGAGACGCTTATACAGTTGTACGTGTACAGATCTCTAAACCTCAGTTTGTTGCCGTCGTAACCGCAATTTAAGGAGAACTGAACTATGGCAGCCCCGATGCGCAGTACGGACTTCCGATCAATAGTTGAGCCTATCCTCAACGAATCTTTTGACGGTGTCTATGACCAACGTGCCGATGAATGGTCCACGGTTTTCCGTGAACAGTCAGGCATTCCACGTAACTATCATGAAGAGCCAGTATTGTATGGTTTTGGTGCAGCTCCTCAATTGCCTGATGGTAGCCCAGTAAGCTATCAACAAGGTGGTGTGTTATTCCTCCAACGCTATGTATACCAAGTATTCGGCTTGGCATTTGCTTTGACTAAAGTTTTAGTCGAAGATGGTGACCATATCCGTATCGGTCAGGTATATGCAAAACATTTGGCTCAATCATTGATTGAAACCAAAGAGTTGCTATGTGCTAACATTTTGAATCGTGCATTCAATAGTTCGTACATTGGCGGTGATGGTGTAGCATTGAATACAGCTGCTCACCCAATTGTTAACGGCACAACAAGCAATTTGCTTTCCACTGCTGCTAACTTATCCCAGACTTCACTTGAGCAAATGTTGATTCAGGTTCGTCAAGCTGTTGACAACAACGGTAAGAAGATCCGCCTCCAACCATTAAAACTGGTTGTGGCTCCTGGCAACGTGTTCCAAGCAGAAGTATTGTTGAAATCTGTTCTACGCGCTGGTACAGCAAACAATGATATCAATCCAATTAAATCAATTGGCTTGCTACCAGAAGGTGCTTCAGTAATCAGCCGTTTGACTTCAGCAACTAACTGGTGGGTTCAAACAGATGCACCAGAAGGCATGAAGTTAATGATGCGTCGTGCGCTTGAAAAAACCATGGAAGGCGATTTTGAAACCGACTCCATGCGCTATAAAGCAACTGAGCGTTATTGGCCAAGCTGGACTGACTGGCGTTCTATGTATGGAACACCTGGAGTCTAATGTAGTTAGGGGGCTGAGTCAAAAGCTCAGCCCTTTCTTTTTAATGTAATCTGTCTAAGCTTTTCAAGGAGAAAGACAAATGCCACAATTTTCAGACGACCTATTCTTAGGTAGCGCTACTACCAATATGGGTACTAGCACAAATCATACTTCCGCTGCATCTCTAACAGCTTCAATTGCCACAACAGGTGGCGGTACATTAACTGTTACAGCATGGACTGGATCTTCTTTAGCAGTAGGTATGGTACTTGTCGGTGCAAACGTCACTGCAGGTACAACCATTACTGCATTCGGTACAGGCACTGGTGGATTAGGCACATATCTCGTATCTATATCACAAACAGCAGCATCAGCAGCTGTAACTGCATACGGCACATCAGATCTTGGTGATCCATCATTGATGAGCCAAGGTGTAGGACCACTTGGTCGTATTTATGTTTGGGACCTCGTACCTGTTGCATTAGTTGCAAATAACATTGCTACTGCACAAATCGGTGGTGTAGGTACTGCATTGACATTAACCGCAGGTAAAGGTGTACAGTCAATCATCGGTAAAGCAGGTCAAACTCTTTATCAATTAGACGTGCCACGTGCAGTTAGTGTAACGACAGCATCAGGTTCACCAACGGCTTCGACAATCACAGTAACAGGTGTTGACTTCTATGGTCAAGCAATGAGTGAGGCTATTACTTCTAGCGCTTCAGCTTCTACGGCTGTTAACGGTAAAAAAGCATTTTTCCAAATCAGCGGTATTACCTCAAGCGCATCAACTACAGTGAATATTACTGTCGGCACTACTGACATTCTTGGTTTCCCTGTTCGTATCACTGTAGTACCATTCTTGGCTACAATCAAACAAGGTACTACATTGGCGCAAGATGCAGGAACTTTTGTAGCTGCTGATGCAACTAATCCTGCAACTACGACTTCAGGCGATGTACGTGGTACTTATGTAGCATCTGCAGCAAATGACGGTATTAAGCGCATTGTTGGCGGTATCTTAGTCCCTGGTATTGGTTCAGGACCAAATGCAACTCGTTTGGGCGCGCTAGGTGTTAACCAAAACTTAGTAGTTTAATCGGAGATTAAGTCATGGCAACTAACAACTTTAAACGTATGACTAAGATGCAAACTTCTGAGCCTACGGCAGATGAAGTAGGCTCAGGCATGAAAAAAGGCGGCAAAACCAAAAAGATGGCTATGGGTGGTTTACCTGTAGCTGCCCCTATGGCTCGTCGCCCAATGCTTACTCGTCCTCCAATGGCAGCACCTGCCTTACTTCAACGCAAAAATGGCGGTGAAAGTAAATCAGAAGAAGTCAGAGAAGAACGCGAAATCAAATCTGTAAAGAAAGATTTGAAAAAGCATGAAAGTGAAAAAGCTAGTAAAGCTCACCATGGTTTGAAAAAAGGTGGTAGAGCTGTTCCTGGAGCACTATTAGGTGGCGTAACTGATGCACCAAACCGTAAAAAAGCTGGTACTGAAGGTGTTGAAAACCCAGGATATAAAAATGGTGGGGTTGTTAAAAACAAATCAGCTGGTTATAAAGATGGCGGTCACGTGGCTATGACTTGTAAGAGCCAAGGTGGTTTTACTGTTAAAAAGAAAATGTCTACGTATTAAGAATGTAGGGGAGCTAGTCTCCCCTCATTTTTAAACTTTGGAGAATAAAATATGACTGCATCAGTTTCGTCAGCAACCGTCAAAGGCGCGTATGAGCCGTTTGACTTACAAGTTGCTCGTGGCCAGATTTATGGTCACAGTACTGTAAATATTTATGGATTTCAATCCGCTGTAACAACAACTCAAATTCCTTTGTGGGAAAACGCTACTGCGTACACTTTTCCAGGATCAGCTGTAGTTATGACTTTAGCTAGTGCTTCTGCTTCTGATACCGCAGTTAAGATTCAAATTAATGGTCTTGATGCCAATTACAACGCTATTTCTGAATCTGTTTCTTTGAATGGTACGACAGGTGTAAATACTGTAAACAGTTATCTGCGTATTAACAGTTTAATTACCACTTCTGGTAATGCAGTGGGAATTGTTACGGCTAAAAACGGTGGAACAACTTACGCTCAAATTAACATAGGATTCGGTCGCAGTTTGATGTCAATCTATACCGTACCTAATGGTTTTGATTTTTATTTAAAGCGTGTTGATGCTAATTCATCTTTTAACGGTAACAACGCCAATTACATCTATTATCAAAATCAAAGTACAAATATCGCTGGTGTAAATATTATTAGCCAAAAAGCTCCATTTGTAACAGGTTATAGCGCATTGCGAGTTATGCCTCGTAAGTTTTCAGCAAAAACTGACCTGCAGTTTTTATTCGTAACTAGTGCCAGTACAGCATCTATTAACTTAGGTGTTGAAGGTTATCTAATTCAATCTGATGTTTCTACGAATGTGACCCCATAATATGCCGCTAATTAAATCAAAATCTAAAGCTGCTTTCAGTAAAAATGTAGCTGCTGAAGTTAATGCGGGTAAACCGCAAAAACAAGCGGTAGCGATTGCGTATAGTGAAAAACGCGCTGCTAAAAAGACTGGCGGAAAGATTACCAAGATTGCGGGATGGTAAATGTCTACCTCTGGAACTGTTTCACAAACAGTCGTTAGCGTTCAAGACCTCATAGATCACGGTGCTCGCCGTGCGGGTAAGCTCGCTGAGGAACTCACCGTAGAACAAGTAAGCGCTGCTAAAACCAGCCTCTATTACCTTCTATCAAGTCTTACTAATTGGGGTATTAATTACTGGGCAATTAATAAGTATGTTACGGGGCTAATCCCAGATCAGGCTTATTATACTTTACCAGTTGGAACTGTGGATGTCCTAAATGCAAATTATAGAACTACTACAAATATTACTTCTGGAGCTTATAGTACTTCAGGGACTGTTGCTAATGCATTTGATGGTGTTGGACAAAGTATCTGCCAACTCACCACAAACACAGGCGCTATTGGTATCAACAATGGTTCAGGCAATCCTGTTTATATTAACACTGTAGGTATTTTATGTGCAGTTACAGGGTCGGTAACCATTCAGATTCAAGCTTCAGCAAATGGTTCTACTTGGACTTCAGTAGCATCTCCTGGAGCTATTAATTGGGTAGCGGGTACGTGGTTATATTATGACCTGCCTACTACTGAGACTCAACCTTATTGGCGTATTCAACAGATCTCTGGTGTGAATATGGGTGTAAATCAAGTGCAATTTGGTACAATGCCTATTGCAATACCGATGGCTCGTATGAACAGAGATGATTACTCAAATCTACCAAACAGACAATTTCAGTCACTCAGACCATTGCAATATTGGTTTAATCGTACAATCCCACAGCCGAATATGGAAGTCTGGCCAGTGCCTAATTCTATTCAGCCTCAGATTGAACTCTGGTTAAATCGATACATTCAAGACGTAGGAGATTTGAATGGTGAAATTGAGATTCCGCAATACATGTATTTAGCGGTACAGTGGGGATTGGCTCACCAGATGGCATGTGAATTGCCTCAGGTGGACCCACAGCGCATGGTATATTGCGAACAGCAATACGAAAAACACCTACTCATGGCTCAAAATGAAAACCGCGATAAATCGCCTATTTATTTTGCACCGAATATTTCAGCATACACCAGATGAATTATTCTAAAGTATATTCTCAACTTATAACACGCGCTCAATTGCGCGGGAAAGTTGACGGATATAAAGAACGCCATCACATTATGCCAAAAGCATTGGGAGGTTTAGATTCTAAAGAAAATTTAGTTGAATTAACATCTCGTGAGCATTTTATAGCTCACATGCTTTTAGCGCACATTTACGGTAAATACATGTGGTATGCTGTTGTTAAAATGGTTGGTCAAAACCCGTATATGAACAGTAGGTTGTATTCAATAGCTAGAGAAAAATATTCAGAAGTTTTGAAAGGTAATAAATTTAGTAAAGGTGTTGTTCATAATTCTAAAACTAGATTAAAAATGTCTGATTCTCAGAAAAAAGCAGCTCCATTGAGAGAAAAATCTATAGCTGAAAAAAGAACTTTAGATCCTGAATATGATAAATTAATATTTGAAAAACGCTCTTATGCGACTAGTTGTAGAAAAGAAGGTTATCAAAAGAAATCTGGACTTGAATTTAAACGCCGTTTTAATTCTGATCCTGAATATGCAAAACGTATTTCTGAAAACAGAAGGCGGGCAGCTATGGCAAGCCATGAGGCTTTAAGACAAAAAAGGCTTTTAAATGCCTAAATTCTTAAACACCCTAGGTAATAACGTATTGAGTGTTTTCGTATGTGATAGATGCCATATGAAGAGACCCTATTCAGATATGCGCTCTGACGGTAATATCCCCGCTATTAAAGTTTGTTCTGAATCGTGTTCAGATTCTCTGGATCCTTATAGGCTTCCCGCTAGACAACCTGAGAAAATTTCAATCAGATTTCCGCGCCCAGATGCTGACATTGCAGAGTATAATGACGCTATTACGACTGATCCTAACGTCGTAAATACCCCTAACAATGTAACACAAGGTACTGCTGGAGAATACGGTATTGCACCTGAAACTTCAGAAGATGATATTGACGGAAACTTGGATTCATTAGCGCCATGAACGATTCTTTTGTATATTCTTGGTCAGACCATAAAACCTCTAAGGTGTATGTAGGGGTTCATAAAGGTTCTGATGATGACGGTTACATTTGTTCTTCTAAGTATATGCTTAAAGAATACAAAGAAAGACCGCAAGATTTCACTCGTCAAATTATTGCCAAAGGCGCATGGAAAGATTGCATCACTTTTGAAAAGAAAATCAATGAACAACTTATAAAGTCTATTGATACAACTTACAATCGTCACGCTTTTCCAGCGATTGTAAATGAAATTCACCCTATGTTGGGTAAAAAACATTCTGAACAAACTAAAACTAAATGGATCGGAAGAAAACATACCGATGAAGTTTTGAAGAAAATAGGTTCAAAATTAAAAGGTAGAGTTTCTCCTAGAAAAGGCGTTACCCTTTCTGATGAAACAAAAGCTAAAATTAGTCAAAACAGCTTTTGGAAAAATAAAACTGGTCCGAATGCGGGCAGAAAATTTTCAGAAGAAGCTAAAAAGAACATGAGTATATCTGCTTTGAATAAAGCACCTATATCAGAACAAACCCGATTAAAATTGAGCGAATCTAGTAAGCTCTCTTGGAAAAAACGAAAAGGCATTCTATGAATGTAAGAATTAGCCAACTTCCTACCGCTCCTTCAGCCATTACTGGAGCTGAATTAGTACCTATTGTTCAAAATGGCCAAACAGTCCAGACTACTATCGCTAATATAGTTGCTAGCCCTAGTCAAACTCAAACCTTCTTAACAATTAATAATGAACCTACATTGCCCAATAGTCGTTACATCAGTAGTGGTGTTGGCATTGGGCATACTGATAGTGGTGCTCAAGGTGTTTACTCATTATATCTAAATGGGACTTCTGGCTCGCTTGAGTTAGCTTCTACAGGCATTATTGCAAAGACTACTGCAAATACAATCGCTGCTAGAACAATATCAGTTAGTGGAGCAGGTCTAGCAATAGCAAATGGCAGTGGTGTTAGTGGAAACCCTACACTTTCAGTTACAGGGCTTCTATACTCCTTAGCAAACACTGTCGGCACAGGATTACTGGCTACTGCGGGTGGCGCTAACATCACCCCAGTAAGTATTACTGGAACAAGTGGTCAAATCACAGTTACCAATGGAGATGGTAGTTCAGGCAACCCTAACATTGCTATAACCCCTACAGGTGTCACTTCAGGCACATACGGTAATGCATCTACTATTCCTGTATTTACAGTGAATAGCCTCGGACAAATTACCTCGATAAGTACTCAAGCAATCAATGCCCCGACTTATCAAGGAATATGGAATGCTAATACAAATACTCCAACTTTGGTGTCTAGTGTAGGAACTCAAGGATATTACTATGTAGTCTCCGTGGCAGGCAATACCAATTTAAATGGTGTTACTGGTTGGAATGTAGGTGACTGGGCAATTTTCTCAGGCGGAATATGGGAAAAGATCCCTGGTTCTTCTACTGAATCATTTACTAATCTTATTACTACTAATTTACAAGTTGGTGGTCTTACAGGTTACATGTATGCTAATAACACTACGGGTAACGTAACTGCTTCTACAACTATTCCTACTACAGCGTTGAGTGGAACAATCACTAATGCTCAGTTAGCTAACTCTACTATTTCTGGAGTATCTTTAGGTTCTAACTTATTTAGTTTGACTCTAGGTACTGGTCTTTCAGGTAGCTCATACAACGGTTCAGGTGCTATTACCGCTGCCATAGCGAATACTGCAGTTGCCGCTGCGAGCTATGGTTCTGCTACTCAAGTAGGCACGTTCACTGTAAATGCGCAAGGTCAACTAACTCTTGCTGCTAACGTTACTGTAACTCCTGCTGTAGGCTCTATTACTGGACTCGGCACTGGTGTAGCCGCTGCCCTCGCCTTGCCCGTAAGTGGCTCAGGCAATATTGTTCTGACCACTTCACCTACATTGATTACTCCTGCATTAGGCACTCCTGCCTCAGGAGTAATGACCAATGTTACGGGTTTGCCTTTAACCACTGGCGTAACTGGTTTATTACCGATTGCTAATGGTGGTACAAATAGCTCTGCTACTCCGACTAATGGCGGTGTTGGCTATGGTACTGGAACAGCTCATGCGTATTCATCAGCAGGCACAAACGGTCAATTTCTACAATCAACTGGGGCGGGTTCTCCTGCATGGGCTACAATTAGTTCAACTGCGAGCACTATTGGAATAGCCAGTAACTCAACTAATGCAAGTTACTTCCCGCTGTTTTACACTGCAGCGACTGCAGCTTCTGCCACAACAGCATATACCGCATCAAATTACAGTTTTAATCCTTCTACTGGAACTTTGAGCGTTACTTCTCTTTTAGAGAATACGTATAACATTGTATCTCAAAAAGACATTGGTACAGCGCCTAATCAGATTCCTCTGAATCAATATCTTGGTAAGCTGGCGTTTATGGATGTCCTAGACACAGTAAACAGCAACGTACAGCAGACTACCAATACAACTAACGAAGGTCCGAGCCTACTTCTTGATTTTGCTAATAGCAAGACTCTTGACCCACGCATTACCTTCTCACGTCCAACAACAGCGACCTACTACAATGGTATTACTAGCGCGGTAGCTGAACAGAATTTGGCTTTATATAGCCAAACTCTTAGTAACGCATTGTGGGTCTTCTCTTCTGGTTCAATAACAGGGTCAAATGTTACAGCCCCCGATGGAATGGCTACAGCTTCTCAAATTACATTTACAGCACAATATGCTGGAGTAAGTCAAAATATTACACCCATATCAGGTGCTACTTATACAGGCTCTCTTTATATCCAATCAGTAAGTGGAAATACAAACTTACACCTTTTCTTATCAGGAAATGGTCTTTACTTACAAATAAGCCCAATAACAGTAACAACTACATGGACACGATATACATTTACTGTAACGAACTGGAATGCAACTTACCCAATTCAAATCGGAGTTCAAGATAGAAACGCAACTGGGCAGCCTACAGTAATAAATCTTTGGGGCGCACAAGTTGAACAAAGAGCTTCTGCCACAGCATACAACGCAACCACTACAACGGCTATAACGAACTATATCCCTGCCTTACAGACTGCGCCTAATAACGTAGCTCGGTTTGACTGCAACCCCACAACAGGCGAAAGCCTTGGATTGTTGATTGAGGAAGCTAGGACGAATTTACAAACTTACTCTGCTGGAGTTGGCGGTACTGGATGGAACTTATCTAATGCAACCGCAAACTTGACTGCTACTATTGCACCAGACGGAACTCAAACAGCTTCTTTAATTACTGAGTCTACTGCAACAGGATCTCATGGTTTTTCTAAAATTATAGTTGTAGCAAATGCTACTGCATACACGATTAGTTACTATGTAAAACAATTTGGTAATACTACGAGAAATTTAGCTTTATACGATATTAATACAAGTAGTGCTGCTTATATCAATATCAGTAATATGACTCAGATTAGTGGTAGTTTTACTGTTTCATTTGCAAGTGTTGGTAACGGTTGGACAAGAATTTCATATACAGGAACATCTACTAGCACATCAGGCGGAACATATATTTATTTGACACAAGGCACAACAACTTCTTATGCTGGAGATGGCTATAGTGGTTTTTATGTCTGGGGCGCACAGTTAGAAGCTGGAGCATTCCTTACCTCATATATCCCAACAGTAGCTAGTCCGGTAACAAGAGTTGCTGATTTAGCTTCTGTTGCAACTACAGGCTGGTATAACATCTCTCAAGGAACTTGGTTTGGTTCTGTTGCTACAAAAGCAACAAATTCTGCCCCAAGAATCGTAGGAACTTCTTCATCTTCAAGAACTCCATTATGTATGAATAGCGCATTTAATGGCTTCATGTATGATGGTGCAAGTGTTCAATCAGCTAATACTTCTACTGTTAATACAACGTCTAAATTAGCAACTTCATGGATTGGCACAACTGGTTCTGTAAGTTTAAATGGTGGGGCTGTAGTAACTGGCGCTCAACCAACTGGATATGCAAATATAACAAACATAAATATTGGTAACGATAGTGGCTCTACTCAGTTTATAAATTCAACTATTCAAAAAGTTGCCTACTACCCAATCGCCCTATCCAACGCTGAAATCATGGAGATGACCTCATAATGGCAACTAAAAAACTCGTTGGTTCGGATAGAAACCAAGTACCATACAACCGTGACCTTGGTACTATGGCTTGGCAAAACGCATCTGCTGTTAGCTCTACAGGCACTTTAGGCTTTGCCCCTAGTACAGGTGTAGGCGGTGCAGTAACTCAGATTACCTCAAGAACTACTGGAGTAACTTTAAATAACTCTACTGGTGCAATCACTTTATTCTCTGCTGCTGGCTCTGCTACTGCCGCTACATTCACGGTAACGAATAGCCAAGTAGCTGCAACGGATGTCATTGTATTGAATCAAAAATCAGCCACCAACCTTTATATTTTATTGGTAACTGCCGTATCTGCTGGCTCATTCAATATCACGTTCTACACCACAGGCGGTACATCCACCGATGCCCCTGTAATCAATTTTGCTGTTATTAAAGGCTCTGTAAACTAATGACAATCTCAAATAACTACCCAACAATTCGCCCAAGTTTAGACTTAGACTTTGCTAACTCAGAACAGCTAGACCCACGCATTACCTTCAGCCGTTCTACAACAGCAGCCTATTACGATGCCAATACTACTGCGTTAGCAGAGCAGAATTTGTTGTTGCAATCTGGAACATTAACTAATGCCGCTTGGTCTGCTGTTAATGGGACTTCTTCCACAAGTGCAATTTTAGCTTCTGATGGAATTTCTTATTATCAAATCATTACCGCAACATCTGGTGGAAATAGATTTCAACAAATTCTCACTACATTAACAACAGGTTTAGTTTATACACTCACATTTGAACTTTATGCAGGAACTTCAAATTATGCGGGTATTGTTGCTGGCAATAGCAATTCTGCTGGCGCAATCTTCAATCTTTCTACTGGTAGTGTAGTCAGCACGTCGGGAACAGGAGTAACCGCATCCATTAGTGCTATGTTAGCAAACGGGGCATACCGATGTTCCCTCACGTTTACATCACTTGGAACAAGTATTTATGCAGGGTTTGGTGTGTCTGATGGCACTACTTACAATTCAAGTGTTTACCCTTCGGCATCAACTGGAACGATTAGTGGTCAACTCTCTCAGCTTGAACAAAGAAATTCAAGAACTGCCTACAATGCCACAACCACAAGTGCCATAACAAACTACATCCCTGTACTCCAGACAGCACCAATTAACCAAGCTCGCTTTGACCATGACCCAGTAGCAAGAACTTCATTGGGATTATTGATAGAACAACAGAGCACGAATTTATGGCTACAAAGTCAGTTTGCTAGTGGGTGGTCTACTACAAATAGCACTACAAGCCTATTAAATAATATTGCACCTGATGGTACTCAAACTGCATCTCTATTGGTGGATAACACTACAAATGGTGGTCACCTTGTTCAACAATTTGCTACCACCACTGCTACATCCCATACTATAAGTGTATATGCAAAAGCATATCAACTATCTAGCATAATGCTTTACAGCTATTGGGATAGTAAAGGAACTGGGTTTAACTTATCAACTGGCAATATATTTACAATTACAGGAGTGACACAAAATACATCCAATTCAATTACCCCAGTTGGCAACGGCTGGTATAGGTGTTCTATTACCTCCACAGCAACAGCACAGACTGGTGCAACAGGCGGTATTTATACAGTTTCTGGAACAACATTTAGCTACGCTGGAACAGGACAAGGAATCTATATCTGGGGTGCTCAACTCGAAGCCTTAGGATTCCCAACGTCTTATATCCCTACACAAGCAAGTCAAGTAACAAGGGCAGCAGATAACGCTAGTATGACTGGGGTGAACTTTAGTAGTTGGTATAACAATCAGCAGGGAGCACTATTTGCAAATTATAGAATGACAAACATAACTACAGTTTGTGGAATAAGTCTTAAATCTTCTATTAATAGCGGAAATATTATTAGCGTCGTAGATAATTCAAATAGTTTATCCGTTTACGTTAACGGCGCTGTATCAGCATCTTCAAATTTTGGAATCGTTACGCAAAATTTGCCATATAAGAACGCATTGTCTTATCAAGTTAATAATTTTGGTTTTAATAGGAATGGAGTTACTACGGTAACAAGTTCTTCTGGAGCAATACCCAGTTTTATAGATAATTGGACAATAACTAATATTAATGGGACTGTATCTAAATTTTCTTATTACCCAGTAGCCCTTACTGCAACTCAACTTCAATCCCTAACAGGAAGCTAATCATGCAAGATTTTTATCTCCGCTTTAATGACGAAGTACAAGCTACTTTAGTTCTCTATACCACTACTGTAACGGCTGAAACGCTGGATGAGGAAGGTAACATCGTTACTGAAGCCTCAGTAGAGGTAAAGCCTAACTACCAGAACATCGACACAATCGGTGTTATCTATGAGTCAGCACCAGAACCACTACCAGACCCATATACGCCTGTACCTTATGACGGCTGGTTTGTGAATGTGCGCTTAGTTGGTGAAGAAGATGCTGCAGCTTTACAGCCATTTAACATTGACCCAAAACCTTATCCAATGAGAGTTTGGGCGACCTAAATCAGCTATAATTTTTAAAAAGGATTTATATGTCTCAGACAGGCTTTACCCCTTTAAAAATCTATGCCAGTTCCGCGGTAGGGAATACTCCCTCCGCCTCTAACCTCATCAATGATACGTCAGGTTCAGAGCTGGCAATTAACATTGCTGACGGTAAATTATTCTATAAAGATAGCACTGGAACGGTTCAAGTGATTGCCACAAAAGCAAGCACTGTGAATGTGGCTTCTTTTTCAGGCGGTACAACAGGCTTAACCCCTAATACTGCTTCTACAGGTGCGATAACTCTTTCAGGAACTTTGGTTGCAGGTAACGGAGGAACTGGTGTAGCTACTCTTTCTGGATTAGCCTACGGTAACGGTACAAGCCCGTTCACAGCTGCTACAGCTGCTCAAGTGGTAGCAGTTATTGGTTCCACTGCAGTTACAAACGCTACTAACTCTGTCAATGCTACCAATTCAACAAATGCTACCAATTCAACAAATGCTACAAACGCCGTTCAATCTACAAAGATTACTAATTCAGGTGGATGGAGTGTAACTCCTAGCGGTACAAAATTGTATTTTAATTATAACGGTACAAATATAGGCTCATTAGATTCATCTGGAAACTTTATTGCTCTTGCTAACGTAACTGCATACGGAACACCGTAATGACTTTACCTTCTTCTGGAACTTTATCTTTACAACAAATTGCCGCTGAGTTTGGCGGAAGTAACCCTATTTCTTTAAATCAGTATTACAGAGGCGGCAGCTTAGTAAAAGATACTATTGCTAATGCTAGCATACCTGCTAGTGGTGCTATTTCTGTTTCTAATTTTTATAATGCTAGTAGTAATATTGTGCAGCTTACTAGTAGTTTTTCAGGGGCTGGTCTATCAGGCGGGGTTACTTACGTAACTTTTACAGGGCAAAATATTGGAGATTTACTTTTAGCTTTTGGTACTACTAATCAAAATGCTCCCAATGGAATTACCGCTGGATGGACAATTGCGGGGAATGCCTATGTAAGTAATAGAAGTTTAACTATAGCTTATAAATTTGCAGATACAACCGCAGCTGATACAATTTATTTTTATGGTTCAGGAGATAGCCCTTATTCCCATTGCGGTGGTATGCGGTTATTAAACGGTAAAGGTATTGGCGCTTTTGCTTTTAATACCAATGGAGGTACAACAGGTTCTCCGAGTATGCCTGCCCTTACACTACAAAAAACAAATGGCTCATCTGCAGTGGCTTGTGCAACTTATCTTATGGATGGTACAGGAGTTTCAACAGACCCAGCATCTATATTTACAAATGGCATGGGGTTTGTAGCAGGGGTTACTTACTATAATGGTGGAGTTATATATGATTATCCTACCGTAAATATAGGTTGTTCTGTTGAAATTTTAGCTTAAGGAAAAATATGATATACGCCACAATACCAAATCAAGACCCAACTCCAAAACCAATTCCATGCAAATAAATTTAAGGGTAAAACGCTAGCCCATTTTTAGCGTAAATTAAAGGAAATAAAATGAATTTAACAGTAGATCTTGTAAATGGCATTCTTCAATATTTAGGTAATCGCCCATATGTTGAAGTGGCACATTTAATAACTGGCATTCAAACTGAGGCTGCTGCTCAAGCACCTGCGGCAGATATTGATCCTGCTGAACCCGCGTCACAAGCTGCGGAGTAAACCATGGATTGGTCAGCTGTTATAGGTGTCGCTGCAATCATCGTTACTATTTTTAACGGTGTTGTGGGATATTGGGTAAAACAAGTCTCAAAAAGCCAAGATAACCTCACAGCTGATCACCGAGCTATTGCCAAAGATTTAAGAAGTCTTGAAATCAGAGTATCAGATGAATACGTCAAAAAGTCAGATATAAATTCTAGATTTGATCGAATAGACATGCTCCTTGATAAAATTATGGACAAGTTAGACACTAAGGCGGACAAATGAGTTGGCTTGAACAAATAGCCCCCACAATTGCTACGTGCCTTGGTGGTCCTCTGGCAGGATTAGCTGTCACTGCTCTTTCTAAATTGTTTGGCGTAGAGCCTGATCAAGTCAAAGACATGATTGACAATAATAAATTGTCAGCTGATCAAATTGCTGCAGTAAAAGAGGAAGAAATTAAGTTTAAAGAACAAACTCAAGCGTTAGGCTTGAATTTTGAACAGCTCGCAGTGGAGGATAGAAAAAGTGCTCGCGAAATGCAAACAGTTACTCATTCTATTGTGCCTCCTACTCTTTCTATTCTTGTTACTTTTGGGTTCTTTGGCATACTTGCCTATCTTATGCTTCACCCTGCTGATACTCAGAATACACCCTTAATGATTATGTTGGGTTCACTCGGCACTGCCTGGACAGGTATCATTGCGTTTTATTTCGGTTCCAGCGCGGGTAGTCAAAAGAAAGATCAAATGTTATATAACTCTCAACCTACTCAACAATGAACACTAATTTTGACAAGTGTTTAGACATGCTGCTTGATGATGAAGGCGGGTTTGTTAATAATGCAAAAGATCCAGGAGGTATGACTAACCTTGGAGTTACACGTGCTGCTTGGGAATCTTTTGTAGGTCGCGCATCTTCTGAAAAAGAAATGCGTAACTTAACTCGTAAATCAGTAATTTCATTTTATGAAAAGAAATATTGGGATGCCTGTAAGTGCGATGATTTACCTTCAGGTATTGATTACTTAATTTTTGATTTTGCAGTTAACGCTGGTGTAGGTACTGCTGTAAAACTGCTTCAGAATGTCTTAGGTATTGCTAGAGATGGATCTGTTGGACCTGTTACCCTTCAAAATGTGGATATTAGTGACAAAATAGATCTCATAAGTCGGTATTCATCAGCTAAAATTAAACATTATGAAGATTTACCCACTTTTCCTGAATTTGGCAAGGGATGGCTAAATCGCGTTGAATTAGTCAAATCTAAAGCCTGTTCAATGTTAGGATAGATATGAGCACCGTAATTCCCGCTGCCGCGATGACCTATGACAATTTGACGTCTAATACTCTTCAGTATTTAGAACGTCAAGACCCTGCTGTTGTAAATCAGATTCCAACTTTCATCATGCTCGCTGAATTTGAAATCGCTGAGATGATGAAGTCATTAGGGCAACAACAAGTAGCTCAAGGGGTTATGACAATCGGTAACCCTGTTATCCCTAAACCTGCAAGGTGGCGTAAAACAACTTCATTTAACGTAACTGTAAACAACAAAGTACAACCTGTATTTTTACGTAAGTATGAATATTTACGTAATTATTCACCTAACGGTTCTACCACAGGAACTCCACTTTACTATGCCGATTATGATTATGACAATTGGCTCGTAACCCCTGCACCTGATGCAGCTTACTCTTTTGAGGTTTTATATTATGAACGAATTCAACCATTATCTTCTGAAAATCAAACAAATTGGATTACACGTAATGCACCTAATGCGATGCTTTATGGAACACTGCTTCAAGCTATGCCGTTTTTAAAGAATGATCAACGTCAGATTTTTCAACAGAAATATACTGAGGCAATCACTGCATTGACAAATGAAGATAAATTACGTATTGCTGACAGGCAAGCTATAGCACAGGACTCTTAATCATGGAATATATTAATCCGTTTACAGGCGCTACTATTTCACCTTCACAAGTGGGATATACCGCGCTCAGTATTTCTACAAATACCACTTTGCAATGGCCAGTTAACGGTAATGGTACAATAGATTTAGCTTCTAATATTTTAGAAATAACCGCTACTACGACTGGTCTAAAGTTAATTTTACCTGCAGCGAATGAGGTATCAACAGGTCAAGCCCTCATTATACGTAACGTAGGTTCAAATGCTTTTACTGTTACTGATAATGGTAGTAACACTGTAATTTCAATTTCATCAGGAATTGCTAAGTATATTTACGTAACTGATAACACCTCAGCTAACGGCATCTGGACTAATGTTCAATTCGGTTCAGGTACTTCTTCTGCTGATGCGGCATCACTTGCGGGTTATGGTTTAACCCCGATTAACACAACTTTAAATCAACAATATGCTACTCAAACGTATTCAGCAAATTCAACTTTAACTGCAAACAACCGCGCTGCTTTTGCGGTGTGGACAGGCGGAGCAGGAACAATCGTTTTACCGCCTTCATCAATCGGTAACGGCTGGTTTATAATGATTGCCAATGATGGTACTGGTATATTGAATATTGCAACACAAGGTACTGATACTCTTGATGGATTAACTACTCGTCAACTTCAACTTACTGAATCATTTGTAGTAGTTTGTACAGGCTCTGGATTTAATACTTTTGGATACGGTCAAGCTACTCAATTTGCTTTTACTCAGCTTTCATTGTTAATAACGGGTGGTACTTATACTTTAACAACTTCTCAGGCTTCTAACTTAATTCAAGAATATAGTGGAACTTTGACTAGCAATCAGATTGTAATCTTACCCCCAACAGTTCAACTGTATTCATTAAGTAACAATACTACGGGTGCATTTTCACTTACATTCAAAACTACTGCAATAGGTGGTTCTACTTTGACTTTAGCGTCTGGTCAAACTATCATCGCGGTATGTGACGGTACAAACGTATACAACTCACAAACCGCTGCAACTTCTACTGCTAGTTCATTAACCCTCGGTAACGGCGCTTTTGCTAACCCTTCTTTAAACTTTACGGGTGATACTTCTACGGGTGTTTACTTAGCAGCTTCTGGATTATTAGGATTTTCAGCTGCAGGAGCATTAGGTATGAGTTTAGGGTCTTCAGGCTTGACGGTAGTTAATGGTATTGGTGGAGGAACATTTTGACAGCTAATGTCATCTCGTTGAGTATCCCTGCTGGTGTTCAGCAGGATGGTACTTTATTTGACTCTCCAATGTTTGTTGATGGGCGCTGGATGCGGTTTCAGCGCGGTCGTCCACGTAAAATAGGCGGTTATAAAGGTATCTTCCTGGATGCTCCTGGGATTGCTAGAGGTATGACCATGCAGTCGCAAGATGGTTTAAACTACGTATATGCTGGATTTAACAATAGCTTACAATATTGGCAAACTGATAATGATGATGGTGTAGGTACTGGTCCCGCTGCTATTACATTAAATTCTTCATATTTTACTTCTAATGTTGATAATCTATGGCAGTTTGATATTGGTTATGATTCTAATGGCACAGGATCTCTTAATCTGGTGGCACATCCTGGTCAAAACTTGAACCATATAGATAGCACTGTCAATACTCCTGTTTTGACTGGCGCATTCCCAGGAGGTTCACTTACTGGTGTGGGTGTCTTTACCGTAACTGGAAGTGCAACAGGCAGCACCATTACTCTAACTACTGCGGATTATAGAATTGGATTAGGTCAGTCTGTTACAGGGACTGGTATTGCTGCAAATACAGTGGTCACAAATGTGGTCATAGTAACTTCACCTTCTATTTCTACTACAATCACGATTAACCATGCCGTATCAGGAACACCAACCTCATTTACTTTTGACAATCATATATCAGTTTCAGGTGGCGCTTGTATGCTGTACCCATATCTATTTGTGTATGGTAACAATGGGCTTATTCAAAACTGTGCAGCTGGTGATTTTACTGACTGGGTCAGTGCAGACTCTAATGCAAATAATGTCTCATCTACTAAAGTCATTAAAGGTATGGCTCTAAGAGGTGGTACTACTTCTCCTGCGGGGTTATTTTGGTCTCTTGATCAACTTACTCGTGTGAGTTATGCGCCTCAAACACTAGGTACATCTACAATCTACTGGCGATATGATATCATATCCACTCAAACCTCTATTATGTCATCGCAATGTGTTATTGAGTATGATGGTATCATATATTGGATAGCAGTTGATAGATTCTTAATGTACAATGGCGTAGTCCAAGAAGTTCCTAATAATACTAACTTAAACTACTTCTTTGACAATTTAAACTTTGCTCAGCGGCAAAAAGTATGGGCAGCGAAAATTCCTCGTTGGGGTGAAATCTGGTGGTTCTACCCACATGGTGATTCTACTGAGTGTAATAATGCAATTATATTTAATGTCCGTGATCAAGTCTGGTATGACGCAGGTTTTGCTGAAGGTTCTCAACGCTCAGCAGGTACATTTTCTGAAGTATTTAAGTATCCTATTTGGGCAGACAATGTTACAAACATCGCAGGTGCTAATACAATCTGGCAACATGAGAGCGGTGTAGATCAAGTCTATCTCAGTAATGTCAATGCAATTGAGTCCTACTTTGAGACGAATAGCATTGGTTGGGTGACAGGTGGTCCAGGACAACGCACTGTACAAGGCGCAAATAAGTGGATTCGCTTAGAACGCGTAGAGCCTGATTTTGTACAATCTGGTGCAATGACTTTGACTGTAACAGGTAAAGGTTATGCAGATGATGTTGATGATCCTTCTACCCCCTATACTTTTACATCAGATACGCTTAAAATTGATATGCGTGAACAACGTAGAGAAATGCGTTTACGTTTTACTAGTAATGTATCTGGTGGTAATTATGAAACAGGCAACATATTGTTAAGTGCAGATATTGGTGATGAGCGTAGTACAGGCAACCCATGATAGTCTATGATCCACGAGGACAAACATGGGATAGCTGGTGCGCTTTGATGGCGGAATTATTTGCGCCTCAGCAATTAGGGACAGTAACTGAAGATCATTGGCAAGATTGGGCAAATGGTATGCAAAGTATTGGATATTTTGTAAATTCAGGTATTCCTGATGCTAGAGGCTTCACTAGATGGCAAGATTGGGCTTCTCGTTTAGTTGGTATTATGTCAATAAATGGATAAAAAATGACACCTTCAGAAATTATTATGGCAGATGCTACTAAGCATGGTAGAGATCCTAAAGCAGCAGTCTTGGCTGTTCATGAGTTAATGCGACGAAAACTAGGATTCGTGCTAAGTACACCAAAATCAGTATTGGTCTTATGTAGAATCAATGATGATGACTATGAAGTTCATCTATATAGTGAAGGATCTCCTTTAGAGATCTCAAAAGCGATGTTAAAATTTTATGAAGACATCAAGAAAATTAAGATTAAGACGTTATATGGAGAAGCTGATAACCCTCAAATTATCAACTTACTGAAACAATTAGCAGTTCGTGAAGGCACAGAGATTCTGAACCCAGACAGACCCAACTACAATTGGATGATGCACGTATGAGATATGATCATTTTACAATGCTCCCAGAAAGAGCATTTCAAAAGAAACTAACAGGCATATTTGGCTCAGCCCCGACTACTCTAGAAGGTGGTGGAGGTGGCGGTATCATGGCTGCTGTGGTTATCATTGCCACTGTAGCTGCTGCCGTTATGACAGATGGGGCTTCATTGGCTCTAACTTCAGAATTAGATACTGCGGCATTAGGCACAGAAGGTGCAATTGCTGTTGATACAGGTGTTACTGCAACTCAATTGACTGCAGAAGCTTCAGCCTTAACAGCAGATGCAGGTCTATCGGCAGATGCTATTGTGGCTACTTCGGAGTCAGCACAAGCAGCATCTGATTTGGCAATGGCTAATGAGGCTGCTAATACAGCTATTGCAACTACTCAAGCAGGTGAAGACATGGCGATGGGTCAAGCTGCGGCAGATGCTGCCTCAATGACAGGTAATGCAGCTCTTGATACCACATTACAAACTGCAGGTACTGGCGCTCTAAAGAGTGCTGGAATGAACACTGCAAATCAATTACTCACTACTGGTTCTATTGACCCTAATAAAGTGCTTAACGCAGGTGCAACAGGTGCTGTAATGGGCGGTGTAAGTAGTGGATTAACACAGCTAGGTGGCGTTAACCCTTTAATCGCCAATACTGTTGCAGGTGCTGGAGCTGGCGCTACTGGGGCTTCTTTAAATGGTACAGACGTAGGTAAAGGCGCATTGACTGGCGGTGCTGGCGGTGCTGCTTCAGGTGTCGCCAATGTAGCGGGTAAAGAATTAGGTTTAGATCCTACATCGCAAGGTGCTCTATCAGGAGCAATTCGTGGCGGTACAATGGCTGCGGTTAATAATGGCAGTGTTGGCACTGGAGCATTAACAGGCGCAGTTGTAGGTGGTGCATCATCAGCTGGTAATCAAATAGGCACTGGAATACAGAATGCAGCTACTGATAGTACAGGAAACAATAGCCTGCTCGGTCAAGTATTAGGTGGCACTGCAGGTTATGAAGCTAAAAGCTTAATGAGTCCAACCTCTACACAACCTGCAGCTCATATGGTTGGAGTACCGACAACAGGTGCATTACCTAGAACATCTGTCACAGGTGCACCTATTGCTTCGCAACCTAGTACTGCTACTACTGCAGGTGGCAACACAGGAATGCCTACGTTTGCATCAAGTCATAATAATGTATCAGAAGTTGCACTTCCAGGTGGCGGGGCAGGGATTCCTGTAGCTTCTTCCCCGAATGCAAGCTTAGGTACAGCATCTAATTTATTTCCAACTTCAGGTCTAAATGCTTCAGGTTTACCTGCTCAATTAACCCCTGGAGTTTTAACTTCAAATGCTGTTCCGTCTAGTCAAGATAACACTGCTCAACTTGAACATATTAAGCAACTCTACCCACAACTAGCTAACGTAGATCCTAGAATATTAGATTCATTAATATCCAGTCCAGTTACTATGAAAGAAGGTGGTATTGTAAAAATGGCATATGGGGGTTCACCTTCATTTGAATATGCTCAACAGATGCTTGGAGTACCGCAAGTAAAAGAATCTGCAGCGGAACAAGCTGCATACGGTAATCCTACAGGCGGATATCGCAGATCTTTAGCAGCAACGCATTTTATTAATGGGCGAAAAGACGGTGGTGGAATTCATAGTCTGGAATATGGAGCGCATGTTCCTGAATTTGTAACAGGAAAAACTGGACATTATGTGAAAGGCAAAGGCGATGGGCAATCTGATGATATACCTGCTATGCTGGCTAATGGTGAGTATGTTTTTGATGCTGATACTGTGGCTTCTCTGGGTAATGGTTCAAGCGATGCTGGATCTAAAGTCCTAGATAAGATGCGTGAAGAAATTAGAAAACATAAGAGATCTGCTTCAGCAAAAGAAATTCCCCCTAAAGCTAAATCTCCTTTAGAATACATGAAAGGTAAAGCATAATGGGTGCACTAGCTACCGCAACACCAAATACTACTGGAGTAATGGCTCCAAATATGGGTCAAAATTTAACGGCTACTGGGGATTCTTCATCTAATTCAGCACAATTACCATCTAATTGGCAATCAAACTATACAGGTTCATTTGCCGATATGCTTGGATGGCAACCTGATATTCAACAATATGCGGCTAACAACAGCGCTGGATATACTTTACCGTCTAATTACTCTGCGCCAACTGCACCATCAGGGAATATTTCAGGTGGAACAGGCACAGGTGGTTTATCTTCACTAGTAAATTCAGGAAAAGCAAATATGGCTAATACAAACCCACTTTCAATGACGCCAGTAACACCATCAACAGGAGCAATAGCTCCGAATCTAGGTGTCACTGCAGGTTCTGCTCCTGGAGCTGGAGGTATGACGCAAGGTACAGCTCTACCGAATATTACCACCACTCAAATGCAAGCTACGGCTACTCCGCAGTTCTATACTGATTATTTAAATCAAATAGCCCAGCAAGGCGGTGCAGCTGCAAAGAATGCTCAGTATGTTGGTGCTACTGATTTGCAGAATCAAGCCTTCGGTAATGTTCAAGGTAATGTGGGTAATTACCAACCTGCGCTTACCAATGCTACTAATCTAGCTTCTAGCGTTGGTGGTACTAGTCTAGCTGATGCTATTGGTAATTATGGGCATTCTAATATTGCTGCCAATTTAGCTCCTCAAACCACAGCTGGTATTGTAGGTTCAGGTCAATTTGGTTCAAGTCGCGGTGCTGCAGCTTTAGGTCAAGTGATGGCTAATGCTGACCTCGGTATCACTCAACAACAACAAACAGCCTTGCAACAAGACCAAGCCAATAAGATAGCTGCTGCTAATAGTCTTGGTAATTTAGCAACTACCACTCAGAATCTTGGATTAGGTGATACTAACGCTCTTGCCACACTCGGTGCTCAAAAACAGACTATTGGTCAGAATGCTGAATTGTTCCCAATGTCTCAATTAGCATCTGAGTCCAATCTACTTAAAGGCGCTACAATACCTACAGCTACAAGTTCAAGCTATACTGGTCCAATTCCTGGAGCTTACAACAACTCTCCACTATCTCAGATTGCAGGTGTTGGTGCTACATTAGCTGGAACTGGTCTAGGTCAAACATTGTTTGGTTCACCTGCTACTGGTGGTCAACCTGCAACTTCTGGAGCTTTAGGTAGCATGGTAAATGCAGCTAAAAATTATATTGGATCATTAGGCGGTGCATCTGGTTCAGGTATAACTATGGATTCTAGTGGAAATGCAGTTCCTGGCTCTTATCCATTGAGCGATGGAGGAACTATAACAGTCAATAATGATGGTAGTCAGTCTATTAAAGCTGCGGATGGGACTGTTCAGAACTTTGATGCGAGTGGTCAACCATATATTGGAGCAACAGACAGTGGTAATCCAGCTCCTGTAATTGAGCCGTCATACCCAACAACTGACACTGGTGCAATTGATTATAGCGGTACGAATTGGGGAGGAGGTTAATCATGGCAGCTACATTAGGGGCATTACCCACAGCTCCAGCGGGAATTGGTACAGACCCAACTGCCCAACAGGAATATCTTGATGCATTAACTAAAGTCGCTGATTCTCTAGAGAACAGAGGCGGTACAAACTACTTTAACGTAGCAGCAGGTTTTCTAAAACCTACTCGTTCAGGCTCATTTGGTGAATCAGCTGGTAATGCAGCAGAAGCTGTAGGTAAAGACATTGAACGTGAGAAAGAACTTGCTCCTAGCCTCGCTATGATGCGTGCTCAGATTTCTGGTCAAAAATATACTATGCAGAATGATGCTAAGGCTTTAAATTTATTGAGTTCTACCCTGGGAGTTGAACCTACTGAAGTACCGAATGCTTTAAGTAATGGTAATCTTAATTCGAGCCAAACCTCTAAGTTACAGCAAATCTACCCATTAGTAGCTTCTCTATCTCCAGCTCGTGGTGAGATGGTTAAGAACATGGTGGAAATGGCTAATAATTCTACTAAGGCAGGTGCAGAGGCATCTAATGCTGAGATCACTCGTCAAAGTTCGGTGCTGAATATAATCCTAATTTTGAGATTCAAGGTAATACGGCAGTTCCTGTTTTACCTACGTTTAAACCACCTGTTGCTAATGGAACAATCTCAAGTCCATTTGGAGAACGTAAAAACCCATTTGACCAGACAAAGACTGAATTTCATAACGGCATTGATTTTGCTGCTGCAGCTAATTCACCTGTTGAAGCAGTGATTCCTGGTACAGTTTCAAAAATTGAGAAATCACCTGATGGATATGGTAACCGAGTATTAGTTCAACATGCTAATGGTACTAGCTCTTATTATGCTCATTTGAATGATATTAATGTCAAAGAGGGTGATGCTCTAACTCCTGGACAAACTGTAGGTACTGTCGGTTCTACGGGTAAATCTACAGGCGCACATGTTGAGTTTGGAGTTCTGGATAAAACTGGTAACCCTATTGATGCCAACTCTTTATTTGCTAAGCCTACGGAAACTTCTACTACTAACACTTCTGCTAGACTACCAGGAGAAACATATGTGATGTGGAAAGAAAGAGTCGGAGAAGAGCGTAAAGCTGATATAGCTGTAACTCAAAAAGCTAGAGAAGAACGTAGTAAACAGCCCCAAATCCAAGCTGATGAAATCAATGCTTTAGGCAATTACAAATCAGTTAGTTATAATAGTAATCAACTGGGTCAATTAAGCTCACTCGTTGCTAAAAACAGAGATGTTATGGATCTGATGAATAAAAATGGTATATTCTCAGTAGTTGGAGCTTTAGTTCAAAATGGAGTTAGTACTCCTTGGGGGGCTATTAGTGCTGATGTGAACTCTGCAATCCAAAAAACTTTACCCCTTGAAAAACAAGCCGTTGCTCGTCAAATCTCTCAGTTGATATATGAACAAAATCAAATGGTCATGAAGGCTGGTAAAAGCATTTATGGTCCTCAAATTAGTAATGCTGATGCAGTGCTTATGGCTAAGCCTGGATTTAACCCTGAGGATCCTTCTAAGTATATTATGAACATGGCCACAAAGATGAGTCTTGTTAATAAATATAATGGTATAGTTTCAGATAAGATGGATGATTGGATGCATAACAATCCAAAACTTCCTACTCGTGACTTTTTCAGATCTACTGACTATAGAAATGCTGTAGATGAATTTAATATTATGCATAAAAACTTACTTCAGGGGCTAAATTATGGCGGATAATCCAATCATCTCTGATGAAGAAGCACAAGCTAGACTCAAGGATATGTTCCCTGAGGCTTACGCTCTCAATGCAGAAGAACCTAAATCTTCAGTAACTGTAGAAAGTGCCCCTGCATTTGGTCCTTGGAGTGCTGGAGCTACTGGCGCTGCACTCGGTACAGCTTTAGGTAAAACAGGTGTTACAGCATTACCTAATGAGCCTAATACTTCAGGTAGATTTAAAACTGCTAATATTCGCTCTACAGTATTAAATGAATCTGCAGATAGAGCGTTAAATGAGTTAGAAAATTTAAAAACAGCACATGCGGGGACTGTTGACACTGCGTTTGCTTCGCATTTGAATGCTCAAGCTGAATTAGAAAATGCATTGAAAGCCAAATTAGAGGCTCAAGCTTTACATAATGATATTATGCCTAGTAGTTCTTTAGGTAAAGAGATTCCAGTTGATACCGCTGGTGCAAAGTGGGGTGATAAGATTAACCTAGCAGGTACTCCCGCTGTAGCTGATGTAAGAGGGGCTGCAATTCTAGGTAATCAGGCTCGTGATTTACCACCGAGCGTAGCTGAAAAGTTTAATCTAACTAATCTTACAAACCGACAGGGTCAAGGTATATTGGTACCTAATACTGTTGATACTAATTATTTGACTCCTGCTCAACAATCAGCTAAAGAGGCTTTAGCATCTGCAGAAGCAAGACATGCCAAGGCTGTTGAGAATGCTGCTAAAGCTCAATATGAATTAGAGAAATTAAGAAGTTCAATTTCTAAACCTGTCGCAATGGCACAGCGAGCTTTCAATAGTGTAAATGAGAGAGCTACACAAGCTGCAAGAGCTGCAGAAGAACTCGCTCCTGAGGCTACTAACATCGCTAAACAAGCGGGTAAATTTGTAGGTAAACTTCCAATAATCAATACTGTTGCAGGTGGTTTAGGTGGTTATCAAACCATGCAAGGTGTTGAAAACTGGAATAAGGGCAACAAGTTAGAAGGCGCTATGGATGTTATGGGTGGCGTGGGTGGGGGATTAATGCTCTATCCGCATCCTTATGCAAAAGCTGCTGGGGCTGTACTATCTGCCCCACCTTTAGCCTATGAAGCCTATAAACTAATTACTGAAAAATAAGCTAACCTATACGAACTACCTTAGCTCTACGGAGTATTGTTTCATATTCTATCTTTGCTTTATCATCCAATTTACGCAGAGGTAGTTCTTGATAATACTTGTATTTAGCTTGATATGCGGGTAGCTCTGATGGGCGAACCCATCCATATTGCTTAATCCAGCGTTCTTCAATATTAGTACCGCTTGCTGTCCATATATGTTCATTCATCTTTAGTTTCCTTTTTAGGGCTGAATTGTTCATGCCAATCCTCTAGAATCTGAAGCAAATGTTTTCTAAAGTTTTGGCGGGTTACAAACTCACTAGGCTGATACATGTTTATAAAACGCTGTAGCGGATCAAATACTCCTTGAAAATCATCCTTAGGTTCAGGTAATATATCAGTTGGATCTTTTGAAGCTGGTGTAATTATACCGTAAATTTGATCTGTCATTGGGGCATCTTTGCCCATCATGATTAGATCTTCTATTTCTTTAGCTGTTATTACTTTTTTAACTTCTACCAATTTAGGTGTTTTAGTTTCTACTTTTTCAATTGCTTTTGCAGGTTCTGGTTTTTTAGTTGCCATCGTTTCTACTCTCCCATTTTCTATAAGTTGGATGTTTATGTTCCCACCATCTATGCGGTTTATACCGACCCATTTTTAGTGTTAATCTAAGAAAGCTAAACCGAGATTGAATAGCAGAGCGAGACTGCCTTCTACGAACTTCCATAGGGCTTTTACTCCTACGCGGTATTAGCTCTCTTGTTATCATTTACTTGTCTTCAATAAATATAATGCTAACAATGCTGATTCAGCACGACCATCATCCTTTTTACGTTTAAATAGATCAGATTTAGATGGCCAAGTTCTCATAGCCATCTCCCGTGCACCATCTTTACTTGAATTCACTCCCATAATCTTTTTCCACACTGCTGGGGTTACAAGCTTGTAGGGCATATCTACCCCTGCTAAAACCCCCTCTAAAATACCTAGAGAACGACCGAATGAAAACATACTTGTAACACCCTGTCCTGGCATTGCATTTACTTGTTCAATAATACCTTCTATTGATTGAGTCTTAAAGAGCCTTAATTCAGCCACAATACTTTGAGGATTTACTCTCTGTTTTATTGATTTACCAGAAGTATAAGAAAGAGTGGGCATGTCAAATACCTGCACAATTGCCCCACCTTTATCTAATACTGAAAATGCTCCGCTGATTCCTGGATCAATACCTAAATAAAAATCACTCATTATTTTCCTCTTTGTAAATGGTTCACACAACCTAATAGCTGTGCATTTAAAGTTAATTCTGAATCATGCTGTTCACAATACCATTTACCGTCTTCAATAGGTTTAGAATATTCGCATGTGCGGCAATTCATCAATGGCTCTTTTTGATTATAACAGACTTCTTTAAAATCACACCATCTACAAGGAAATACCTCAATATTTTCACCAATACCTGCGGGACGCAGTTCAGCTGCTAGTAGAACCTTAATACGTTTTAAAATTTCATTTTGAATGTGGATGTCTGGCTTGATACGTCTAACGTAGTATCGCTCATCGTTCTTATTTAGGGCAATATAAAGCCCTCGTTCTATGCCACTGAATAGCATACCCGCTTGAACTTGATAATAATGCATTGGCTTGGATAAGGCAACACCTTTCTTTTCTAAATCTTTAAAAGAATTATCATTATGAGTCTTTGCCTCAAGAACATGAGGTGTATTTTCAGCTCCAGGTACACCCTTTATAACCCCATCTATTTTTACTACAAAATGTCCAGTGTCATCAGTGAAAGTAAATTGATTATCATTTGAATCAATATCATGCACTGTAAAGCCTGCAAGCCTCAAATCAGCTATTATTCTAGTCTCTTGCAGGTGTCCTGTTTCAAATAGACGAAGCATTCTGCCGTCAAATTCAAAATTATCATATCCACGCCAACTCATCCATATTTTACGAATACATTCTTCACCAATGCTAGATGCACCTAACCTAGACAACCGCATTGTCTCAGCTTTACTCTCTTTTATAGCGGTATACACTGCAGACACCATTTCATCCTCCTGTGCGGGGATCATAATTGGTGCTGGTTTCTTTATTGCCATGCTATTTCCTTTATTTAGGTGGGGCTACTCGCTGCACACTCCAGTGTTATCCGTGATTAACACTTTAATGCATCCGCTTTTGCCCCATAGTTGGTGGGGTTACTCAGTCTTTTTAGTCGTTCGTCTTAGAGTACTTGAGCTGAATAGTGTCAGGGTAACCCCATAAGCCGTTAATCCCAAGGATTCTTTTTCTTACCTTCTTTAGGTGTATTCTTTGGGATATCTTCTTCTAAATCAACAATAGCATCTTTCTTTGGAGCTACTTTTGGAGCTATATCTCCTTTTGAAGCATAACCAATGATGCGGTTTTTATCAGAATAACCCTCAGTACCTTTTTCAATATCAAGGACTGCTGTGAATTGGCGCTCAAGCAATTCATCAACAGAGTTAGCATTTGGCTTACCGCATGCGCGTGCCCAAGCTGAAACCTGCTCACGACCAATCTTTTGAGCCTTTTCTGAATCATTATGAATATTAAAATTGTTCCAGATCTTACGACCCGCAGCTTTGCCAGAGACCACTTCAAAAGTAGCAGCGATCATTTGACCACCTTTCTTTGTTGTTTTCTCTTCAGCCTCGGTACATTTTAATTCATAGTCACCTTTTGGTAAAGGTTCAAAATTGCGATCTTCTACTACGTAGTCATTTAAATCAAATCCGAATTTAGACATTTAATGCTCCTTTAGGTTATTAAGATATTACAGGGATATTTTTAGAGATTTCCTCAATGGTCATCTCAAAAGAGTCAGGACATGCATAACGATTCTTTGCAATATACGCTGGACTTTCTGTTACATGTAAAAGACGTTCACCAGTTGTAACTCCACGATTTACAGTGTTGTTAAAACCTACATCAGCTTTTTTGACAATCACTTTAAAACCAGCATATGCAATAACGTCACACCATTCCTGTAACAAAGCGTTGCATCTGTTAGGTAACTTAGGTGTAAAGCGATCATATGGCTCAGTTAGTGGATTCTCATAACGCACTACGTTAGCATGTGCAAGTAGAACAATGTTCATACCACGCTTACGACGTAAAGCATCTAATCCCTGAAGAATCTCACGGAAAGCCTCAGCTACGTAAACCTGATTTTTACCATACCCTAGATCTTTAGCATCGTACGAGGCTTCAATATCTTTAGATATTAAAGGCTCAACAAGCCAATCTACCGAGTCGATAACGAGGGTTTTAAACTTATGATCTTCTTTTAGAAGAGTCTTGATGTTATCAACGACGTTATTTACTTCAGAAGCTCTGGGGAATGATACTACATCCAATGAATCTAACCCATCTTCTGTATTGATGAAAATTGGAGATGGAAATTGAGATGCAATCGTACTCTTTCCAATACCATGATTCCCATAAATACATATACGAGGGGGAAGTTCCTGCTTACCTTTTATCAAGGCATCCATAAAACTCATATTATTTCCTTTATTAAAAGTTTAAATAAACTGCAAAGTACTGAAAGGTTCGGCTGTCAAACTGCAACAACTTAATCTCATGGCCAGGACTATTTTGCGCTAATACTCCAACGCACACTGCCGACAACTTAGGATCCCCAATCATGCAGAGATAATCACCTTCTTGAAAATCCTTTAGAGCTTCCCGTGCATGTGCCACAGGATCATCATAAATCGTATTAGTAAATACGTGCTCAATTTCTCCAAAACGAGCAGCATCTTTAATAGTCTTACCTTGGGAGTTATCTACTACCCATACGACACTAGGTTCTATTTCATCATTCATTTTTTCCTTTCCGTCTTTATTTCAATTATAAAAAGCGCGTAGCGCCAATGTCGTTTATTGTTTTCATTATAGCTGAAAAATACCAGTCATAGTTCAAATCAGTTGGTATATTTTTAGGTAATACCATACACTCTCGTGCTCCATCAGTCTTTGCTACTTTATTGCCGTTTGTTGCATAAGTAATTGGAGGTAACTTTTCTTTTGTTTGATACCATCTAACTGTTCTACCGAGGTATTTATCCCCTTGCACTCCACCACCTGTTACTCCTCTTACGCTAATGAAGTTCGTTAATGCTGAGTTCATAACTGTTTCTTTAAACTCAGTTCCGTATGCCAACCAATTGGCAACTGCTTTAGACACTATAGGTGCGGTTGGGTTCTTACTGAGATTGATTTCACTATAGATACCTTTAATTTTTACAGAGCGGTCTTGCTTTACTGCAAAGTAATTATTAACGTCTTTAAGAGCTACTACTCTATACGGAGTTGACTCAAAGCTAAAACCTGTTGATTTACTAAATTGAGCTATGATCTCATGAACCTTTGTGACTTCATTTCTTTTATGTTTAAGCATTATGCCGTCAGTATTGGCAGAAACAACCTGAACTCCGTTATCTTCTAAAGTTTCAATAAGGCTCAATAGAGTTAACTGCCCAGTGAGGACAATGTTAAGCATGACATCAGGTGAATACAAGACAGAATACTTACTAGCAGTTTTACCGAATGTACCATTCAATGCAATCCGCAATGAATCTGCAATTACCATGTTCTTTTGACGTTTACCCTCTAACCGCCTCTCAAAGACTTTACGATACTCCTCAATAAATCTGCTACCAGTATTAGCGGGAACAAGATTACAATTAAGCAAAATAGAGGGGTAATAACTAGATACGTCATAATCCACAATCTGGTAGGTGTCATCCGTGACATAGCAAACCTTTCTATCATGTTGCGAGTGTAAACCACCTACACCCATTTGGTAGATACCACTGTTTATCTTAACGAGGTCGTCCTTCAAGAAGTCAGGCAGTACCACGTGACCACTTGTAGCCTTTACCTCGTACACGTGCTCAGACATCCGTTTTACCAGCTGCTTTAAGCCTTCATTTTTGAAATTGATAAAGCTGGGAGTAATGTATCGAACTGATTTAGGAATCTGCACATTACCGCGCTTTAACCCTAACTTTTTGATGAACATCTGTTCAGCTACTTGAGAGTCAGATTTAGATCGTGCATCAAACCCGTATTCCTTGCTAATCTCAACTCTAAGCTGGAGTTGCCCCTGCAGGCGATTGTAAAGCTCTTCTGTAGTGTCTAAGTCATTCTTACAATACTCTGCAATCATCTTATGATCGGCTGGATCAATCATAGCAGAATGATGAAAAGGTAAATCTTGAAGGGTAGGCATGTTCATACGAGCACCATATGTCTTTAGGCTTACAAAACTAGGCGCGACTTCTATTAAGTCAATATGATCTATCAAAGGCATCTTAAACCCAAATTGACGTTCAGCATCCCAAGCCATCAAATTATCACCAATTATCTTATCGCCTAACTTTTTACAATCAAGGATTGAATTACCCGCCATAAAGTAACTTACGATAGGCATATCAAATCTCATACCATTAAAGCTAATGAATGTATTCTTAGACTTGAATAGATCTTTGAGTTGAATGCGAGCATCTTCCTCCTGCCCCCAGATCTCAAAATATGTTTGGCTCTCAAGAATCTTACCCATCAATAAAAACAGATTAGGGGCAAGTTCTATATCGAAAACAATTGTACTCATTAGTCTTGATTTATGTAACGTGAAGTTGGCTCACCTGAACAATCATCAAGAGAAGTGGGGTACTCCAATTCAATTAACTTCTCAATAAAATGAATAGACTTGTTTAAATCTTCTAGACCATTCTTTTCATGATATCGTTCTAGGTACTTAGTAGCGCATCCGACAAAGTAGCCCCTACCGTATAAGCGATAGATTCTATCCCAATGTTGCTCACCATTTACCTTATAATGTCTACCGCCCACCTGCTTGTCATTTGCTGACATTTTTCTTCTCCCTGTTTGCAATATAAAGATGCGTTGCTAATTTCCAATCTGAAGCGATGATCTTGTCTGCCCATGCTCTGCCGTCACTAATTTTATACTTACGCTCATGCGATACCATCGCCATCGGATGAGCCACATATGTGAAGAATTCGTTTATATATCCCTGATTACTGAATGGATCTTTGCAGAACTCCTCACACTCATGCAGGAACAATTCAGATGACCCCTCATACAGCTTTCTAGGTTGTACCACCCCACTTGAGTAATGATCAAAATTCTCAGCAATTGGAGGGTTCTCCATATACGGCATCGCGTTATATAACTCAGTATAAAGATGAAGATTATTTGAAATTGAATAATACCGACCGACAGGTAGTTCAAGTGCAACAGCAACAAACTCTTGAATTACAGAGAAGTGAACAGGATTTGCACCACATGCCCCCCACCAGAAATCATTACTCCTATTATTGATAGTTATGTCTAAACGACCATCATTGATAGCAAAGATTAACTGAGTATTACAGGCTTTATCCTTAGTACTCTTATTGAAATCACTTGAATCCCAAAGTTGAATGACCGCTTGACGAGAGTTAGGATCTTCTTTTAGATGCTTGATCACCTCATTCAATTGGTCAAATCCAAAATGCTTACGCATTCTATACCCATAAGCAGCATTAAAGCGTACTCCATCATCTGAGAATTGACCTATAGTAGAATTAAATTGTTTTAGAAACAATACATCATCCCGACCAGCTAGCATCCAGATACTCTCCATAAGATGAAAAATAGGATTGGCATCGCGCTCCTGAAAAAACAGTACGCGTTCAGTAGGCTCTTGAATAATTGTTAATACAGGCTCATTAATCCTATAAGCTTTGCCATTGCGAGTCTCTACCAATTTGCCAGCTACTTTAAAGCGCCAGAGTGTGTCCGTGAATAATTCATTGACGTTTATGGAACATATCTCCATTATTAGAACTCCTGTGTTGTTTTATATAACTGCCGTGGTTTACCTTCACCTTTATCTACTCTAATATATTTATCATACTCGCACATGATATTTTGACAATCATGCAGGGTTAAATCTGCCAACTTTGAATTGCTGTTAATTAGTTTACCTCGCACTTCTATCAACTCAGAATTGAATTGTTCCTGAGTTAAATTCTTTGTTAAAGTGCGATTATGCAATCTATTTAAACCGCGCTTACTTCCTGGACCGATTGGTGCCCACGTGCATAGATCCTTAGCGTTCATCAGTTGACCCATTATGTAAGTCAAATCTGCTGAGACTTGACCAGCTAGGAATGTTTTTATACCGAACGATTGTGATAGTACAGTAGTCACTTCTTCTATTGAGTCATTGCTGATTGCTTTACGTATATCATTTGCAAAGAATACAGTTGGGTTAATGATGTAAGAAGTAAGATTTGCAGCTTTTGTGGCACCGACTACGTTGGTTGGGTAGACTACGTAAGCTGAACTATACATCTTCTCCCCTTTTAAACGTAGAATATCCAATTGCTTTATAAATTCATCACCATCAAATTCCTCTACCCGATTGACAATTAGTTTTTTGTCCATTAGGTACTGTAGGGTTGGTGGCCAATTTATCAATCTAGCAATTAAAGCCTTAAACCATACATCCCCGACGTTGTTGGTATAATAGTTCTTGAGTAACCACTTTGTAACGCGGTCATCGCGCCTACGAATATTGCAGAACCGATATTTGTTTATAATAGGATCCATTGTCAATAAGCCAAAGTTCGCCTCTTTATTTAAGCGTACCTGTTCCCGCTCATTAGCGAAGTAAATCAAAGTATCAAAGAGTTCCATTTTCAGCTTTCTTAAGTATGTTTAATGTCTCATCAAAAGCATTGGTATGGTCAATCGTTATGATCTTTACTCCCCCCGCTTTATGTAAGTTCATACACGCATCATACGTAGACTTATGCGCACTTATCGTGTTCTTTGGATTAAAGGGTTTATCTTCTCCCCTGCTATCCCTGCGAGTTTGCACTCTCTGTAAACATACTGCCAATGGGGTATCGAGGATTGCCGCAACGTATGCACCAGTGGGCTTGAGCATCTGTGTTGTGATTGCTCCTGGACCCACTTTTGAGAGGAGTAAACCTTCAAGCAGAACATGACCCCTAGGATAAGCAGCCAAGGCTCTATCTGCAATTTCTTCTTGAGTACTGATACCATCTGTACCTCCACAAGTATTTTCGTATGATCCTATCACATATAGAGGTTGGCTCAGCCCTTCACTTGAGAGGTCAACTTCATATCCCCAATGCTTTTTAGGCTTGATAGTCAGGCAGAATCTTTGCAGGGTAATCCGTCAGAAATTTACGGGCAACAGTGGTCTTACCTGAGCCTGACGTACCGCGTAAAGATAGAATGACATTCATGCTATTTCCTTTATTGGATTATTGAGAAACAATTATAACCTACTTTCATTTCTCTTGTGCCTTTTTTAATAAAGCCTGTAATTCTTTAACTGTAAGCTCATTTACCAACTTTACTTTTGGCTTGCATTTATGTGGCTTGACATCAAAAACATCAAGAAGAGCATCGCATTTACCGCAAGATATTCTCATTGTCATTTCTCTTGTGCCTTTCCCATTGGTTCAATCGTTACTGTTTCCCATTTAACTTCACCAGTCTTTGCGTTTTTCCATCCATGCTTTGTGTAGGTAGCTGGATAAATACAAGATGGATGCCAATCAAGTCTAGTTTCTTGCACCGCCACAACTTCTAAGTCGGTCTGCATATCTTTAAGGTTCATTTCTCTTGTGCCTTTCTTAAATTTCATCGGGGTCAAACCCCTTAGATTTCAACCAGTTATCAAGCAATTCATGTGCTTCGTCCTCTAATCCAACTGGCACTCTGCGTTCTACATAGGTGGTGTCAGGGTTTTGAAATTCAGGCTTAACTGGAAATGTAACATTCATATCTGCTATATCAAACTTAACAGATTGCCCTTCACCTTTTGGTATTGCTTTTCCAAAATCATTCATTTCTCTTGTGCCTTTCTTAGTATTGCTCTAGCAAAACTTGTGCTGTCAAACCAATCAACATATTGATGAACAGTAGCTTCTTGTTCTATTTCTTCATCAGTAAGTTCTTCTTTTAAAAAGCATGGGCTATCTTTTCTATGCACAGTATTGAGTGCTGAAGGTTCTCCACAAGCACAAAGTAGTGTCTTTGCTGAATGGGTGTAGAGTGGAATAACGCTTTTCCATGAAACATCAGGTTTGGCTAACCCTTTGCCATTCATAATGAAGCTAATATCCTCATCATCTTCTACCATCCACGCTACTGGTTCATTAGTTTCCATCATCTAACCTTTGCATTAGTATTTTCAAACAAACATCTTTTTCTTTAATCTGTTCTTTCATGCTTTCTATTTCAGCTTGTTGCTGGCGTAGCATCATCCTATTAAACTCATCACGTTTGCATAAAGCGGCAATTCTGTTTGCGTCAGATTGGTTTTCATAAAAAGCATCTTCTTCAGCTTTACAA